TCTCGATTCGATTGTCGCTCCGATCTCCATTGATGTGATGCACCGCTTCCCATGATTGAAGCTTCCGGTTTAGATGCTGCTCCATCACTAATCTGTGTAGACGGATTGTTTTGCCGTTCACCGTCGCGAACTTGTATCTGTTCGTCGCATCGTTCGTGAAGCAATTTTCGTGTCCCGTGGCCCACATCCATTTCGCCGAGCAAGTCCGACTGCAAAATTCCGATCCCTTTCGAGTTTTTTTTATCTTGCCACAAAATCGACATTTGATCGGATGCTTGTTTCGAGTCGCTTGAATCCCCGCTCGGCGTTTCGGGTCTGCCCACCGCTTCTTGTTCCATTTCCGTCGCCATGCTCTTTCCGCTTCCGGGTCTTTGTGTGGCATCTTTGGATGATAACCGTTGCTCATCACAAGTCAAGTAGTGAAGGCAGGTCGGTTGCCATCCTAGGGTTTCGGTTTTCCATGTTCCATGATCGTCCCCGAATGTGTCTCGATGATCATTCACGTCGCGTGATGTGCCACGCTTCGCGCTTTTGCCGTCAGACTGAAATTCTCTCTCCACCACCCGCTCCCACGGCGCACCGCATTTAGCGCAGCACCCCTTCGCGCTTGTCCCCGCCATGATGCACGGCTTAATCAGGTCAGGTGGAAAGGTCGCAAAATGCGCCTCGCTATATGGCGACGTTGCGACAGTCCAGACGGTTCGCTTATTGCGACCATCGCCGACCGTTCGATCTGACGTAATTCGCGTTGCAAATCGTGGATCACCTATAGTCTCGCAATTTTTCTGGCTGCCATCGTAGCCGACGACTCGACCAGCATTTATTGCGGGTTCCTTTATCGCCTCCGCATCATAAAAGTAATTCGCTGACTTCGTAAGTAAGAAAAGATATTCATGCGATTTCGTAGGCCTGTCAGTCACCGACTCCGGCATCGGGTTCGGTTTCGCCCAGATAATGTCGCTCCTCAACCACCAGCCGTCCGCCTGTAGCGCAAACGCTACCCGCCACGGTATCCCACACAGGTCTTTGGGCTTGAGGCCAGTTCTAGCCCAATCCATCTTTGGCTTGTTCTCACGATACGCCCCGCCATCGGCAGGTTTCGGCATGTCCTTTCCGAAGTTGCCTGCTGGCTGTGTTGCGTAGCTGTCCCCCAGATTCAGCCACAACGTCCCGTCCTTGCGCAGCACACGCCGCACCTCGCGGAACAGCTCCACCATCCTGGCAACGTATTCCTCCGGCGTCTTCTCCAACCCCAACTGCCCCTCAGCCGCATAATCCCTCAACCCCCAATACGGCGGACTCGTACACACACATTGCACACTCTCCCCAGGCATCTCCCGCAGCCTCATAAGCGCGTCACCTTGCAGTGTAGTCAGCATTTTGTCTCACAGCCTTTAACCCCTCGTTCTCATATTGCCACCCTATATCTTGGAAAATTAAATCCCCCTCCCTTATCAAATGCCCAAACTTCCCTGCATACCGCTTCGCCCTCTCCGCCCTCACCACCGCTATCTCCCACGCCTTCCGATTCGGATACCTCTCCTTGTCCCATTCCACCGTTACGGGCGTAACACTCCCCACCACATCCGTTACGCTTTCACCCGTTTTCGTTACGTTCGCCACCTCCCGTAACGCTTTCATCCTCTCCCTATACCGCTTTTGCCTCTCACTGTTACTCATGCCGTTACGTTCTATCAGCGTTACGTAACAGTGTCAACCCGAAACTTCCAACACAATTATCCGCGCAGGGCTTACGCTACCCAAACCCTCTCCATGATCGGGGGCGTATGGGGGTAGGCCAGCCACGGTCTGGGCTAGGAATTAGATTGCTTTAATTTCCTTAGCCTGTGCTGCTTAGCTATGGACTTTATATGACTACCCTTGTCTGATGTTATGCCTAAGCACCTTAGTCACTTAGTGTTACATCAGTGCCTGAAACCGTCTTCTCAGGCTTGTCCTGCCCAGTCAGGATCGCCACGTTCAGTATCGCGTTCGCGTTGTTCTGCTTATCTCCCCAGTTATGTACTATCCCGGCCGTTTGCGCCAACTTGTGAACATACGGAGAATCGCGTAACGTTGCCCTCTCAGCGTCTTTCCCTGCCTTTGCGCTATACCTTGCCAGTGAAAGCTTTGTCTCGCGTTCTAGGCCGCGTAGGACTTCAGCATGAGCGTCTGCGGGTTTTGTGACGACTGTGACGTTGGCTTTTTGGATAGCTGGGTGAGGTGTTGGGACTTTGTTCCATTTGTAGCGATGTGCCCATTGTCTAAGGCGATCGTAAGCGATGCCGGTGAGTTTGGATGCTTCCAAGTAACCAACGTCAGCTACGAGCATTCGGGCTTCGTCTTTGCTTACTTGTTGCACTTGTGTTTGGGATTATCAGAGCCGTGGAATGAATTGTCAAGCATTGAGCGGGCGAACACGTTTTGGTATTGACGAAGGGACTTGCTTGCTAGATTGTGTGTGCTTATGACTGTAACCGAATTTGCAAGGTTGGGTGGCAAGGCGAGAGCCAAAGCGTTGAGCAAAGATCAGCGTGTGGCCATTGCGCGTAAAGCTGGAATAGCCAGTAGAAATAAGAGACTTGCAAGTAAGAAGCAAGAGCCATGCCAAACATCCAACAACATCAGACAATCAACCTGATTTATTTTTCTTTTTTTTCATGTTCTCTCTTGACTTGCAAGCAAGCACATATGAGAATGAGGCATGAGCAAAAAGCAATTCATCAAATTAGCTGAAGCCATCAGATGCAATGGTTCGTTTACTCAAACGCAAATTGAGTGCTTGGCGCAATTCTGCCAATCCGAAAACCCACGCTTTATGCGCGGACGTTGGTTGTCATTCATTAAAGGCGAATGCGGTCCTAACGGTGGTTCAATCAAAGGAGCTTAACACCATGAAAAACACCAAAGCTGACACAACCACATTGCCTAAATGCCAATATGTCGGTTGCGGTCACATCGCAATCCGGCAGCTAAAATGCAAGGTTGGCAAGCACCAGACTCTGAACGTATGCGGTCCACATTCACCAAAATGGAGCTATGACGGGACAGGCTCTAAATTCTACACAGTAAAGAAACTCTAACACCATGAACGAAACCAAAAAAGCAGAAGAGAACAGCGTAGAACGCGAGCTTGCACGAGCGTTCGTGCGTCAATTAGAGGCTAACATTGAAGCGGATCAGTTTGAGCAGGTGCGCAAGCGCAACGCAACAACTGAATACGCTGGAAACGTATGCGCTTCGCATGATTTCATCGATGCGAACGAAGTAATGGCATCGGCGTTCAACGAAGTAATTGGCCGCGATGTGAATTGCGATGAGGAGCAGAGCGGCGATGTGGCCTTGTGGAATAAGGCGTGGGACATCGCCAAGACAGAATATCTAACAGACAAGGAATAATCCCATGAACAACCCAACCAAAACGCGAAGGGAGGCGAGTAAGATGCGAACAATCAATTATAAACCGTCAGCGTACGACTTGGCGATTCGTGAACTAGTCAAATCCGAAAACTTGGCACAACAATTAGCCAATGCAGTCTCAGACTTGCTCAACGAGCCGCGCACATTGGAAATTGAACATTACGCTGAAACGGCATTGCAAGACTGGGAGCAATACCAAAACGCGAAGGGAGGCGAGGCGTGAACGGCGAGACCGATCATCTATTCGACGAAGATTTGCATCCAGTGTGGTGCAGTAAGTGCGAGCATTGGTCCGAGAATTGCCGATGCGAACAGGAAGAAGATCAACACGCTGACGCTTTGGATTGGCTAACCGCAATGGAAGAAGCTTATGAACGCTACAAATAATCAACCAAACTTGTCCTGCGAAGCTTTAGCGGAGCAAGACGACAGCGAAAACGCCCAGGAATGGGAAGCAATCGCAGCCCAAATAGATTACTGGAGAGACATGGACCTTGCCTATTGGCAATGGCGCCGGGAACAGGCTTACCAAGCTTATTTAGACAGACAACTAAACACCAAAGGAAAATAAAACAAAATGAACAAAACAATAAGACGGGATTGGCTGCGAAAGCAGATAATTGCAGGCAAAATTGAATCGCGGTGTGTGTTTGAAATCGAACACGACGGCACCGGCGCCTATGACAGATTCGGCGGGGAATGGATGCCAGCTCGCATCAGACACCCTAGATTCGAAGAGTTCACCAACTGCTACGGCAACCAGCAAAGCCGATGTGCTGACCCTGATTTCATCGAAGGACAATCAAACTTCAACGAATCAGATTTCACAACTAAGAGCGGTGGAGCTTACCTATCCGGCACAGATCCGGAAGGCCGCAAACTCTACAGTTTCCACATTCACAGCAATTCCTGCTACACACTGCGAGAGAAAAACTAAACACCAAACACTAGAAAGAACAAAAACAATGAACTACGATCAAATAGAAGGCGACAGAAACGCCACAATAAAAGCAATCAAACAAGCCCTGCAACGCCGCAGCGGTAAAACATGGAGTGTAACCGGCGGACGCGGGACTGCTTGGGGCTGGATTGAAATCACAGCACCACCAGCAAGACGCACCGCAGGGTACGATCTAAAACCCGATTGCCCTGACATACCCGAAAACTACGTTCGCAACGATAACAAATACCCAGAAGGCGGCAGTTATATGACGCAAGCCGACAAAGACGAATTGAAAACCTTACTGGGACTGGATCGAATGCACGACCAAGGCGAAAGCATCGCTGCGAGCGGAGACTATCGCCGCGAATACCTGGCACGCGCTCACGGTGAAACCCCGGCTGTAATTGCTCAACCTTACTGGGACTAAACCTATGAGAACGTTAACAATCGAACAGATAAACGAGCTGGAACACGGCGAAATAATCCCCTCATTCCAAGGCCGGATAACCAAGGTCTTCGATCAAAAGACAGGCGAAGGAAACTACGGTCCATGGCACCTGCAAACTATGATGGTAGGTGAAGGCCAGCATGAAATCAGTGTCACTTGGACAGGCGAGGACACGTTCAACGACTGGGAAGGCGCTCTTGTCGCGTTTGAATGTAGCGAGAATAAACAGGGCAAGCTTGTCGGAATCCTACGGGATATTCGCATCGACAAGCAGGGAAAGGAATGGCGCGGGGTCAAGGTTACCCCAGCCGCCAAGATTAAACGCCTAAATGGTGAGACAACAGAAACCGCTGCCGCACCTAAACCAGTACCAAACGACAGCGAAAAACCTGGAAGTGCTAAACCAAATGGCAGTCTGAAGATTTTGGAATACGCAGCCCACTCCTCACGGATATTCCAGGCTGCATGGGATGAAGCCGCGGTTATTTCAAAACTGATTGCACCAAAGGACGGCGAGGAAATGAGCGCGTACGAATGGAACGACCTACGTATGAGATTGGCGCAGGGATTTGCCATCGAAATAAATAAGATAATCCGAAAGGAGAGGTTCTAATGAACAACCCAGAACCACTAATGCCCGAGGAAATGCGCGAAGAATACGCAGCGTGGAAAGCTGCCAAAGCTCGCCGGGAACAAGAAGAAGAATGTCCACACGATGAACACGATCACGGGATTTGTTTGGACTGTGGCAAAGACATAATGGACGACCTGATTGGTCGCGCCGAACTACTAAGGGACGAATGAAAACCATAATCGTTTCTTTAATCGGCCTCGTTGTTATCTGGGCATGGGCGCTCTGCTCTCACGCTCAGACGGTGGAAGTCTTCAACGCTTTCGGTCCCGTCAGCGATAAGGATTGGAAGAACCAGGCAAAACAAATCTTCGTTTGTGCTCCACCGTGGGGACGTTGGTTAACAATCGGGAGAATTAACACCACGGACCCGGACCAAAAGGGATTTGAACCAAACATGACCTATTTAATCTGCAAGTTTAAGCCGGTGGTGAAACAACTCGCCAACGGTTACTACGAAGTCACATTCACAAGCGAGTTTACTAAGAATTTACCATGAATATCCGCAGAGAAACCATTGACATATATCTGGACAGCAAACTTAAACGACGCTTGTTCTGGATATTGAAACTTGCCAAGAACAAACCATCGGAAGAACACGGCATCGTGACACTGGATGAAGTTATTGGAAAGCTACTGAACGAAAAGATCGAGCAAGACTACCCGGACCTTCCAGCCATGGAAAAACGGATGAACGCGCTTGAACAACAAATGATAGTTGAACTAGAAAACCAAACACCAAAGGACACCAAATGATACCAACACTTAGTAGATACATGTACGAATTGAACAAACAACGACCATACCTTGAACTACAACATGAAAAACGCAAAGCCATGTTGTATTTGTTAGGCATAATCACATGCGTAGGCATTAGCATCTTGACGTTACTGTTAAGTGGATGCGCCAGCACTAGTGAGCCAATTACGCAACAAAGTAATCAGATAGTAGCTGAAAGCCGAGCGCGAATGGCGGCTATTAAACAACTACCACTTGAACAACAAGGGCCATTGATAGATGCCGAGCGCAATTACATGCACGGAATGGCAGAACAAAGTGACGCTAACATAAATCGGTTGGAACAGATGCGTCAGACATGGGCATTGGAAGATATTGCAGACGCCCTTAACCACCGATGAAACGTACTCCACTCAAGCGCGCTGGTAAACGCACCAAAGAATGGGAACAGATACGCCGGCAACTTAAACCAAAGTTTGAACGTGCCGGGATTACAACTTGCGAGTTTAGATTCAATGGATGCACACGGGATTGGGCTTTGGGATTTGCGCACGTTGATAAGCGTAGGTTTTTGAAAGGTGAACAACTGGCGGAAGTAGCTTTGGCTTGCACGCCTTGCCATCAACTTTTGGAACTACTGCCCCGTGACCAGATGAAAATTGAGATCAGAAGCGTAATCAACAACCGATCGATTCAGCCATGAAAAAGACACCATACCCCAAAAGCGCGGAAGAGTTAGCCATTCAGGTGTTGAACAAGATTGACCCGCACCGCAAAGAACGTCAGCCATCACCCGCCACGGCAGGACAGCAACGTATCAGTCCGGTATTTGAGAAATCTAAAGAGATTATAGGTAGCGAGCAGCCAGCACCCGCCACGGGGGAGTGGACGGAAGCCAAAGTGTTCGCTTACTTTGAGTCCGAGGACTTCAAGGGACTCTCTGACGCCCACAACGCAGCCCTCAAAGCCGAGCGGGAGAAGCGCATGGATGCAGAATACCAAATGAAACATTGGCTGCACACAGAACATCAACTCCGCGAGCAACTCGCCGCCAAGCAACAGGAGTTGGAAGAAGCAAATCGCAAAGGCGAGGACTTATCGGTGTCAGGTATGGCAGCGGTTGGTGCAATGATGACGGAAAACGACAAGCTCAAGCACGACCTGGCGGCGGCACAACTGCTCATCTCTAAGATTCCAGAGTATCACGGTTACGGCGTTACCGACACATCCTGCCTCGACGCTTATGTGAAGCAAGCTGTCGAATCCGCTTTTAAGTCGTGGGAGGAAGGCGGTGAATTGGCGTTTCAAGCCAAGGTTAAGGAAGCTGTGGAGCCGCTGGTGGAGGCGTTGGAATACTTTGCAAAAGACTCAACTTATGCTCGCGGAGTGCTCGCCAAGCACAGGGAGGGGAAGGTATGACTGAATACCAATATCCGCTGTTCCCAGGATCCAAGGCGCAGGAAACTTCTCACGATGCAGCGGTAGCGATGGCGCCAGAGGCTCGCAACCTTCAGGCTGACTGTCTGCGGGCGCTCCGAAGCTATCCACAGACCGCCGACGAGGTGGCGGACTTTCTGAACCGCTCCATCTTGAGCATCCGGCCGCGGTTGAGCGAGCTGTTACGGTTGGGGAAGATCACGGATACCGGGTTTCGGAGGCTGAACCAGAGCGGGAAGAACGCCATTGTATGGAAAATAAAGTAAAAACGAGAGGGAGAGGCCGACGGACGCCCCTCCCTCAAGTATTTATCCATGGTAGCGCAGTTATGTGTCGATGTCTTGAACCTAAACGGATGAGAAAAGTTCAATGGATGCAAATTATTTTGTTGACAGAGATTTGGAGGTCTGAAAAGCTATGAAAAATGCGCAGTGTACGTGCGAAGGATACTTTAGAGAGATTCACCCGCGCTCCGAAAGGGGTCAGCGTGAATTGGCCGGTCCGTATGATCGGCGAGCGTCCGTTGGCGCGTACACCGCCATCGGGCGTTTCGTTTTTGGGGGACATGACAGTACTCACCCTGCTGTTGTGTCCCCCATTTTCTTGCCCGCGTATCACTCGGGCGGCGTAACTGCACGATCAGCCAGTGGGAAGCGTCAAATTCCACCAGTCACAGACTCACTGGAAAGTGGGATTGACTTGAATGTTCCATTCATAAGGCGGTCAACGCTTGGCTACTTTGCGCCCGCCGAAAGTGAAATGAAACTTCGGAGACCTATACGGATGGAGAAACGATGGAACAAACGGGCGGCTGGCTATTCTTGGGTTTTACACGCCCAAAGTAGCATTGCTTGGTTAGAACCTGCCGGATGGAGTCTCGTATGATCCCAAGTACAAACACCGCACAACGACTTGGCAAACTCTTTGGGAGAAGGGGTACAACCCATTGGAGTCCACGCGAGGTGACAGCGTACAAAAGGCTTGTAAAAGATGGGTGGTTAGATTGTGATGAAGACCTTGAACTGATCGAGAAGTACTATGCGTACCAGCGGAGCAGAGGTGATTTTGGGATCCACAGACGCGACTTGCGCACATTTCTTAATAACTATCCGGGGGAATTGGATCGCGCTCGGGCATGGATGGATCGCAAAAGACCTAGAAATAAAATTAAGCCAATCCAAAACCAAAAAGAGGAACAAACCAGCGATGAAGAGTGGCAACGCATAATCAAAGAAAATCATGAACAACTCGATGCCTTCAGAAAAACCTTTGGACACTGAAATCCTAATCCCCATCAACGACCCGACTTCGCCGGACTTCGTTTCGATGTTGGACCCATATTTCACCGCCAAAGCTCCAACATCAATCCGTGAATACAAAACCTGGGGTACCAGAGATAACCCACTGGAAACCGGCAAATGAATAACCCACTAGCATTTCCGCAGCCGCAGGATCGAAACGTACACGATGACTACTATTATCTTTGCGGCATGACGCTTCGTGATTATTTCGCAGCTAAAGCCTTACAGGGGATGCTCTGTAATGGATTTATGCCTGACGAAGCCGAAAAGCCTGAGGTAAAAGGAGGGTATTCTTACACCAAAGCGGCATTCAACCTTGCTGACAAAATGCTAAAAGCCAGAGAACAATGAGAGGCCGACCAACACTTGAACCATGGGAACAAAAACCTCGTAAAAGCCGCTCCATGAAAGGTCAACCCAAACGTTTCCGCGTGGAACATGATGCCCGAGTCCTACGCCACAAGGAACGCCACCAGTTTTTAACCGCTCTACTCCAAACCCACGAAGGACAGGTGTTTGAACTCCAAGACCGCGATTATATCCGTGAACTCAAAAGCAGAATTACCAAAATCAAAGCCCAACTCAAAAACATGGGCGAACCAGTTTACTTCGAAACGAATGGAGGTGATTACCATTAAAACAGCATTAGCACTCTTATTTGCCGCGGTGGCAGTTGGCATCTCCCTGATGCCCGTAAACCATCCTGTCAACATCAGGCTGGATCAGGTGCATACCGATGCCGTGGCTCAACAGTCCGGAGGGCCATTTGGTCCGGTTTACGGACGCACCTTACGTGTCGAAAACTACGGAGAAATCCTCTAACCCCAAAACGTTCCACCCCAGAACTTAAAATTTATGCTCGTATGAAATCCTACGCACCCAAAGGAGCAAATCTTAAAGAAAGATTGCTGGCTCGTAACCGAGAAGATCAAAACACCGGTTGCTGGATCTGGATTGGAACGAGAACCCCAGCTGGGTACGGAAGATTAACGATTTCGAATGGAAAAAGCGGTGGAAAAAGTCACGATGCTCATCGTTTATCATGGCAGGTATTCAGAGGGGATATTCCAGAAGGGATGTGCGTTCTTCACAAGTGTGATAATCCAGCCTGCATAAATCCAGAGCACCTGTTTTTAGGAACGTTCAAAGACAATATGCAGGATTGCATAAAGAAAGGACGTTGGGGTGCAAGAAGAGAAGGCGAGGCCGTATTTGGAGCAAAATTAACCGAAGAACAAGTACGATGGATAAGACAAAACCCGTATAGATGGACACAAACCGAAATGGCAAAACATTTAAGAGTAGATCAATCAATCGTTAGCCGTGCGGCTAATAAACGGAACTGGAGGCACGTATCTTAGTTACTTTAGCCTACTGCCTCAGAGATCAGGACATCACCCTCCAACTCGTCAACTGGATGGCTGAATTAGGCTCCCTGAAGCCTCGCCATACCCTCCTGCTGTGCCATGACCATCGCTGCCCAAAAAACACCGTACAGGCCATCCTGGACGCCGCACGCCCCCTGTTTACCGATGTTCGTGACCTCGAAGCCAAGGCCGACATAGACGGCTGGCCCGAGGGCGCCAATTATATGTTCCGTACCGTCAATTCTTACCTGTCCAATAATGCCACCAACGTTAAATCTTTCCTATGGCTGGAGCCTGACGCTATCCCCCTAAAACCTAACTGGCTGGACGCGATCGACGATGAATTTGGTAAGTGCGGTAAACCTTTCATGGGCGATGACGTGCAGGTCAACGATATTCCACGCCACATGTCGGGAGTCGGGGTTTATCCCAACCCAATCTACAACTTTGCAGGGGAAGCCAATAGAGCCGCGGGCGTAGCCTGGGATATGGCGAGTGCCCATCAGATTGTTCCGCAGGCGCACTTCACTAAACTCATTGAGCACGCTTGGCGGCACGAAACTTTTACTAATCGACATGAATTAACCACACAGATAAGACCCGAAGCCGTCATTTTTCATTCCTCAAAAGATGGCTCGCTCATTAAACTCCTAAGAAATGAAAAGAACGTGCACCAAGTGCCAGCGGGAACAACCTATCGAGCAATTCAGACGCAGGCCGGGGTCTCCGTATTGGAGACCATGCCGAACATGCGAGAACAAAACCAGAGCGGCATGGAGACAACGCACGAAAAATTGGCCCAAGAATCAAAAATGGGGTCCGCGCAGACTAGCACGAAAAACAGTGGAGGCGGCGCTTCTGTCTGGCAAAATACAAAGACCGGAGAACTGCGAACGTTGCGGGACTCAGACTTCGCTTCACGGTCACCATCCGAATTACAACGAGCGGCTAAAAGTGATGTGGTTGTGCCCGAAGTGCCATCGGATGGAACACAATCTTTAGAAATGCAGAGGAGCCAGGCCCAGGCGGGGCCGACCGGCTTAGAGGGGGTTGTTGTTCATCCTCCCGGTGTTCCCGGTTCATCCAACGAAGGCGAAAATCCTTCTCCTCTGCACCCCGCTTCATTCCCGCCCTGTGACCAACTCCATTCCCTACAGCACAAAGGCCCAATAGATGCTGGAAAATACTTCAAGAAATCAGGACCCGTTTACGACATTTTCATCCGTACATACCCCGAAGATTACAAGTGGTTGAAATTTTGCCTCCAATCCATCAACAAATATGCCTCTGGATTTAGGAAGATTTGGATCGTTTCACCCGAGGACGTTCCTTTTGCCGATACCCAAGGCTACGAGTGGAAACAGATGAATGATGAGTGCGAAGACGGTTATTTATCCCAGCAAATCCATAAACTCTACGCCGACAACATCACCAATTACGAAGCAAACTACATCCTCCACATCGACAGTGATACCCTCTTCACGCGCCCCGTAACGCCACAGGATTTCTTCTCGGCAGGAGATATGGGAGAACCCCTCGGAACAAACAGCAAACTGATCTGGTACTACACCCCCTACGAGCATACCCAAACGCCATGGAAAGTTATTACCCAAAAATTTCTGGGCGAAGACCCCCCCTTCGAATTTATGCGGCGTCTGCCCATGATGATTCCTACATGGCTCTACCCAAAATTAAGACAATTTTGTTTTGATAAGCATAAGGTTACCCTCGGCGACTACGTAAAAGCACAGACTTACCGTGAGTTCAGTGAGTTCAATGCTCTGGGAGCATACGCATGGTTCTTTGAGCATGACAAGTTTCATTGGGTAAACACCATGGAGGGTGAAATGCCACCCCCATTTGCACGACAGTTTTGGTCTTACGGAGGTATAAATGATGAGGTTAAGGCTGAGATACAAATGATTTTGAGCGGGGAAACTCAAGTAAGGCAGGCTGATAAAGTCATGCCCTGTGTAGCCTCTGGTGAGCAGGTACCGCCCCAAGCAACCATGGGTAACCCCGCTCAAACTTCTTCGGGGGCCGTAGAGGTTAAGGCTGCGGCTCCTCCCTTTCCTAACGGGGACGATGAAACCCCCGGCGATCATGTCCGATGGCTTGAGAAATACATCGAAGGTTCACCTTCACGCCGCCAGTATGTGATGACCCAGTTAAAGAAAGCTCGACTCGTACCCCTCAAGCGAGGTAAGGTTAAGAGATGAATTACTTTGGCCGTGATCTAGTCCGCAGAATCGCAGTCGTTGCCATCTGCATTCTGGCTTTCGTAACCGTGCTATCCCTGTGCCTCACCTTATTCTATAAGAACTACGCTGACCCTGCCATCCTGACCGCCATCATTTCAATAGCCTCAACGTTAGTCGGCGCTCTGACCGGGATGATTGTCCAACGTCAGACCACACTCACACCGGAAATAGAACCCAAAAAGAAATGACAGATAAAGAAAAGATTAAACTAATCCAGTTCGCCCTCGGTGTAGATCAGGACGGTATATTTGGTCCCAATACCAAGCTCGCCCTTGCCAAACTCATTGCCGAACCTGAAGTCTATCAGAGTAAAGGCAGTTGGTATTCACAATATAGAGGACGATACAACTGGGTTGATACGGGCGATGAACCTAACTCTAACGCACTCGGTGTGCCGGATGATCAGCAAGGCATAGCGTTACCTGCACGTTCTACCTTGGGACAATGGTTTGAAGTGACTGCTCCTAACGGGGTGACACTACGATTACAACAGACTGACATTGGACCGGCGGCATGGACAGGACGCAAGATCGACATTGCAGCCGTAGCTGCTGAACACTTCGGGTACAGCCCAGCCAACTTCCCGACTGATGGAATCTTTAAGTGGTCGCCTGCATGACCACGCTGCTCGCCGTGATGACATGCCGCTCATGCTCCTCCACTCTCTTGCGCCACTGGCCTTACTTTCTCAATCAACAGGCCGACCATAACGTTATCATCGTGACTGAGGACACCGAATGCCGTACACCCGAAGGCGTAGAACGTATCGCAGTAGGCAGCGACAGTTACATCGACCAGGATAAACTTCCACGACGCATGGTTGATACCATTGAACGTCTGCTGTTTCGCGCTGACTGGGACGTTCTGATCCTGGCCGAGTACGATACCCTGATATTTACCGCGATAGACGTTGAAGGTCTTCGTGACATCGCTTCACATCGGGCAGGCACATTCCATAAAGATTACAGCTTCTGGCATAACCCATGGGTTTTATCGAGAGATTGTGCATGGGATTTTACGGATGCTGGCAAGAGTGTAATCAAGGATGGAAAATGTCAGGGCGCCACGGCTTCACCTGATGTATTCTTTGGAGTGGTATGCCATCGCCTGCATCAACAGATACAGGACGATTTGTGGACAGAATTTAGCCGCAACAGTATGGATTGTGAGGGGGACTTAGATCGGGCACGGTTCGCTTATCATTCGGGGGTTGATGTGATCCATGGTATCAAGAAAGAATCCGAACTGGAATACATAACAAAATGATTAGTCCACGGTGGCGCACACTTAACTTCACTACCGCTATCACACCTGATGAAGCACAACGGTTACGTGAACTCGCCTACGGTAAACACGTACTGGAGATCGGGGCGGCTCACGGGTATTCAGCAATCATCATGGCTCTCGCAGGAGCAATGCACGTTACTTCCATTGATCCTCACGGTGAAACATGGATGGGTGATACACTAACTTCCATGTGCAATAATCTGGATGCCTTCGGAGTCAGTGATCAAGTGACTATCATTAAGGCAACTTCGCTGGCTGGAATGACAGACCTGATACAACGTGGAAAACACTTTAACTTTATATTCCTTGATGGGTCTGCTATATACGATGAGAACAAGGAAGACATACGGTTGGCTCGTAAGTTACTGATGCCCGGTGGTACTCTAGCTCGGCACGATTACGGGCATGAAGATTACCCTGACTTCAAGAGACTACTGGATGAAGAGTTCCCTAACGGACCTGATCGGCTTACCAATACCCTGTTTGAAGTTACCCTATGACCTATAAAATTGTGGTGGCATGGCATAATCCCGAAATGTTAAAGTCATTTTTAGATTCATGGGGTATCCTGACAGTAATACCAAGTTATTTGATCTTGCAACGTGACGAACATAAGGAAGGGTGCGCGGTAACAAAGAATAAGGGGATTGCAAAAGCATTGGAATCCGGTGCTGAAGTTGTTATGGTGCTGGATGATGATTGTTATCCGGATGGCATGAAGCTTGAGGAATGGGCACAGTTTCATTTAGATGCTCTTGAACCCGCAAAAATTAAGCTATACGATGCAGTAACCGACCCGCCTTCACGGGGCACACCGTATTATGAACACTTTGTAAAGCTACCAGTGGCTGCATCAATGGGGTTCTGGGAGTTGCATCCCGATTACGATGCGGCTCGCACCCTCGTTGATAATGATTATGTCTGTAAGTTCCATCGCAAGGCAATGTATCATAGATTCTTCCCGTTCAGCGGTATGAACTGCGCGTTCAAGGCTGAGTTTTGGCCTTACTTTAAGTTCGATGAGGAAGCACCACGATTTGACGATATATGGATGGGTTATCGGTTACAGCAGGAAGCCTACAAGCGTGGGCACTGCATCAATCTCCAAGGCCCAACCGTCCGCCATGTGCGCCAGTCCAATGTATGGCAGAATCTGCACATCGAATCCCACAACCTTGAAAGGAACGAAACCGAGTGGAAGAAGTATATATGAGCACAGACTATTATAAAAAGGAACTGGAAAAACAGGGTGAACCAACAATTAAAGTCCACCTAGATAACTTACAAAACGTGGCTGAAAGATTAGCTGGTTGTATCAAGGCACGGGAGACTGGGCTTATGTCATGGTGGGAAATGACAATGGATTTAATGAGGGAGATGAAAGCAAACCTTGACCATGCCGGAATCAAATGAACGCACTCATTGTCGCAGCCAATAACCATGAGGATTACGAGTGGACAACTCCGCTAAAAGAACGCTGGAATGTCCACGTTAACATCGTGTATCAACCCAAGGGCAGAGAGGCAGACAGTTATCTCAGTTGGATATGCAGCACTTGGGCTTACCCGGATGAAATAGTATTCGTGCAAGGTGATCCGTTCAAGCATGACCTTGATTTCCTCAAACATCTGGAGGATCCAAGCGTTCGATACTACGGGGAAGTGGTGGAGTGCAACGCCGATGGCGCCCCACACTACGAAGCCCCGCTCCATGCTTTCTGTGAAGATTTTGAATTACCAAAACCCACTACGTTTCGATTTGTCGCTGGCGCTCAATACCGGATCAGTAAACAACAACTGCAAACCCGCCCGATCTCCATCTACCACCACATGCTTGAAGTTTGCCAAAAAGAATCCAAAGCACCATGGGTAATGGAAAGACTGTGGCCGTTGATATGGGGGATTGAACTATGAACGAGGAAGAGACACCGATGTTTACTGTGTGGAAAGAATGTTGGGAGTGGCACAACAAATACAAAAGGATTAAAATCCAATTACTGATTAGTCTAATCGGTCTAGGTTGTTCGTTGACGGCAATCATAATCATCCTAACCAATCCAAAACTTTGAAGCAAAAAAATAATTCGCGAAAGGGGGCATCGGATTTTTAATGGCAACCCTACAGGAAATCGGACTCCGCAACCAGACTGATAAAGCCAGTCATCATCATTACCTTGGACTGTACGACATCCTGTTCCGCCACCTCCGGTACAAGGATGTTAAGATCCTTGAGATCGGTGTCCAGTTTGGCAACTCTCTCCGCACATGGCATGAGTACTTCCCGTTCGCTAAAATATGGGGCGTAGATGCTGTGGATAACAACATCAAACTCCCCGAAGACATCGTGGTTCTATACACCGGGGCGTACAACGATGAGACTGTGCGTAAACTGGGGGCTAAAACGTACGACATCATCATTGATGACGGCAGCCACGGTCCACTGGATCAGATTTGGTTTGTGATAAACTATGCTCCACTATTGTCCCCGGATGGGATAATGATCGTGGAGGACGTTCCCGATCGTGCCACTGTGCCGGCGTTAGTGTCTGCTATCCCGCAGGGGTTTGATTATACCGCGGTAGAAATGCCCGAGGGCAGCAGCCAAGTGGATAGTCGATTGTTCATGTGCTGGCGTAAACCAGCAGTCAGTCAATCATGGTCGGCTTAAGGCGATACCCTAGCCTGCACCCGATTCTTTTTTGGGTCGTACGTCTGGATGTTCATTCCCAATATGGACAACAGCGCCATTGCTGTTCCCTTGGGTACGCCTTGGTCGATCATGGCTTTGTAAATATCATTTCCACCGATTGGAGTGAGTAGATTCAGAGCGGTCGAAGCAGCGGTCACTGGTTGACCTGCATAATCTTTTCCAGTCAATAGATTGGCTACCCCTCCTGGGACCGGAGCAAGTTTACTGCGTAAGAATCGGGTGGCTACGTCGAACCCTGTCGGTTTCCCATAGGGAACCCTGCCACGAATCGGTTCAATCATTCCCCTGTATGTTTTGGATTTGCCTGTAAGTTCTCGGGCGAGCAACACGGTTGTTTGTTGCAGACCAAACAAAGGATCTACCCGTGTGTTGCCGAACTTCAGCTTCCCGAAATCAGTCGAGCGCGGATCAGTTTCCACCGAGTCAGGTTTCAATGCCATGCCCAAGGCGTAGATGGTTCCCAGTCCGGTCAGCATCTTGGCGTACTCACCAGCAATCATCGCTCGGGTTCGGAACGTTCCCTTGTACAGTGGTTGTCCAAGTATAGTCTGGAACCTGCTCAGGACATATCGAGGTGCGAAGAACCCTTGGCTCAGAGCGTTGGCTGCCGTGGCAAACTTACCCATATCACCGCGGCCGGTAGCCACATTTACAAAGTTGCCTATTGCTCGGGCTTCAGGCAGCGTTGGCTTGCCGCCTTTGGATAGACTGGCAGCCAGCGCGTCAAAGGAATCTGCTCGCAATCTGTTTAGGAACGTTGTGTAAGCACGTTCGGAGGCTGCAATACCAGGAACCTTTTGCGCCCAGCGCGAGGCGTAAACTTCCTCCATTTTTGAAAGAGAACCACCCAACCGTTCATCTGCCAGATAGAGTTTTGCCTGCTGGTAGAGTCCTGACTTGGCGTTGGGTCTATTCCGGATCTGTTCGTTGACGATAAACCTTCCCTTCTCTGATGCCAGAGCACGGAACATATCAGGGAAGATTTTAGCAGCACGAAGAGGATGCCCCATGGCAATGAATCCTCCCTGCCGAAGCACCGCAGACAAATCGAACGAGGTCATCAACGCTCTGGTAAAACTGAGTCCTTCCCGAGCACCACCCAGAATCTTTTTGGGAAGAGGCTGCTGTTTTCGTTCTGCCTCAAGCAACAAACGATGATATTCATCCCTGAGCTTGTGATACTCATAGATCAGATCGGCCTTTTCCTTGTCCATCCGTGGTGGCTTTTTGACTGGTCGTTCAAACTCACCGGCTGCGAGCTTGGTCTTCAGCTTCTCGGTTCGGGTGATAATCCCCTTCTTCTCTCCAGCAAGTAACCGAGATTCTCTTTCTTCTGGTGTTAATTTCTCCTTACCTGCTTTGGTGGCAAGTTCCTTAGCCCTAGCATACAATGCTTTCAGGTGAGGTTTGATCTTCTCACCGAGTTCTTTAATCATCGCTTCAGACCAATCAGCGAACTTGGTTATTCCTCTGGCAATATGTGAAGCACCAATGATGGCTTCATCTGTCAGATGCGCCACTTGCGTAACTCCAGTTGGATCGGCGTAAAGCCTACCGCGTCGTGCGACAATACGCTCCCTTGCCCTTACCGCCTGCTGATCCAAAAACCCTTGAAGACCTCCACCAGCCTTTCCTGCTTTGCGAGCTTCTATTTTGGCCTGCTTCAACGCTTCATTGAATGCATCTCTCGCCTCGTAACTGGCAAGTTTGGCTTCAGCCGTGGCTATGCGTTGATGCAATGATTCGACTTCTTTGATTTGTTGAAACGATAACGGTTTACCCTTGTTCACTACGGCTCTGGTCTCAGCTTCCATCTTGGCAAGTGAAAAATCATTGGCTGCCAGCATTTTTCTGGCGTTTAACCCGCGCCCAGTCTCTCTCCCTGCCACTTCACTGGCATTGTAGGATGCCTGTAGATTATCCCGCGCTCGCTCCAGTCGTGCTTGTGCCGTCACATCCTCGGGGTGTGCGTTCACATCCTGTATCGCAGCGTCATGCTCGTTCTGGACTTCGATCTGGCGCCGGAGTAGATGTGCGTTCTCGGTATCAGAAAGAGCACGAGGATTACTGGAGAGTTCAGTAACCAACCGTTCTCCAATGCTGGGATCTCTGGCGGATTCAGCCGCAGCTTGATCCCAGACCGTACCGAAATCTCTACGGGCAGCTTCTACCGCTGGCTCCAGCCCACGGGCTTCACGTTCCTGACCAACAATTTCATTCTTGGTTGAAGTAAGTTCGGGGGCTTCTACCGGCTCCGCCTGCGCTGCTCCAACGCCGCCGCTATCGCTTGGCGGTTCGCTACCGATTTCCCGTGCTTGGCCAATGTCTTCTGGTACGTTTTCCCGTGGTGAAACTCCGATATATTCTGGCTCACCACCTTGTCTGATTTGCCCTTCTTGAGTGGCATATGTCTCACCTCCTATCCTTGCTGTTTCTGGTTGTAATGTTTCAGAGACTGGTTCTCTCGCTACTGGTTCTGCCGTGATTCTTGCCCGCACTTCTGGACGCAACCCTTTGAATGCAGGGATTGCCATGGCCGCCTGGATTCCCATCTGACCAACGAACTTTCCCCAATCCTCAGTGGTGTACTGGTCGAAGGATTTCTCTTGGAACGTTTGCTCGATTGGTGCGCCTTGGGCTACCTGAGCGACGTTCTTTCCTGCCTGAATGACATCCTCAACCGCACCAGTCACCGGGGTAATTGATTCCCCGATCATCTTCCCAGCCGCACCAATACTTTTTGGTATCAGTCCTTTTACCGCTTCTTCAACCCCATGCAGGAACGGAGGGGAAGGTGTCTGAGCTAATTTATTGAGCTGGGCTAACGCTGAATCGGTTTGAGGAGTTGGAGAATCTGAAGGGGCCGGAGCTTCGACTTGAAAATCAAACTGCTTATTGGTCTGTCCCTCAGGCTGAAAATCAAACTGCGAAGTATCAGTTGACGCTTCCGGCTGTTCCGCTACCGCTGTATCAGGCTGAAAATCCAGTGGCATTTCATTCCTGAGTGTAACCGGCATCTAAAGCTTCAGCCAACTGGGACATTGGAAGCGTCCCAACAGAACCGTCCGGGGCTTTTACGCGAACTCGCCCTGTTGCATTGGGTATTGGCACAGCCTGATCTGAAATCTTACCGCTCCCGAGGCGTTGCACATGCTTATATGTGTCCATCCAGTTTGTGTAATTGGATGCGGGCGTAGTTCGGTATCGAATTTGAGAGGATTGCCCTGCCTTTATCAATTCATCTTCCTTTGCCTTGTCGATAGCTTCGTACCGAAACTTGGCGGGATCATTTGGATCAGGGATTTTTATGTCAGCGATGAATTTGGTAGGCTGACCTTGAGGATTTTTACCGCTTCTCCATTCGCTTGGATCACGTTGTAAATCACCGATGTCGAATGGATCACTTCCCGGTGAATGCCCTTGTTGCAATGAGGTCTGAAGACTTCGCATCAGCATATTGGCATCCCTGTTCAACCCAATGGCGTTGCGGTTGGCGTCTATCGAAAACTGTTTCCATACCTTCTCGGTTTCCTTGGTGTATGGAACTTGGCTTCTCTTGGCTATCGCTTTGTTCCACCATGCCGGACTGCCCATTGGGGTTTCAGGGTCTTGTGCGATCTCTGACAAGCCTGTAAGAAGTTCGTCGGCATGAGTGACACTGGCATCGCTTTTCGACATCTCAAAATTCAATCTCTTTTCAGCGTTAGATGCCATCCTGTCCTGATACGTAGCCATTCGTTGTTCGGTATCATACTGACGATTCAACGCCGCGGTCTGGTACTTCTGTTGCCACCCAAACTTCTCCAAGTCCAACTGATGATCTTGCTGTTTCAACTGCATGTTCATGTTCATCTGGGCAAGTTCACGCTCCAGTTGTTGCTTCTTTAGATTGGTGTTCGCGGCTTGTGCGAACGCGCTCGCAAACACTTCTACCGGACTTGTCTTGGGCGTCAGTGATGCGGGCCAGCCTGGTTCTTCAAGTTCTGCCATAGGTTATCCTGTGAAGTTTGATTGATATGCGTACGAATCCCACACATTAGGTGGTGCGTTGCTATAAGGATTGTATGAAGTAGTTCCAGCGGTTGATGTGCCGCCCCAGTTTATCGCAGTCTGTGGCATTGCGCTTCCACCACCAGTATCTTTTGAATATCCACTGGCCGGAAAACCACCTGTGTCCTGAATACTTCCCGCCGCCGACGTTGCCGGTGCGTTACCAGCCGTAGGTAATCCACCCCCCCCGCCTCCGCCCATGCCGCCACCGCCCATGCTCCCCAGATATTGCCCAGTCAGATACATCACAATATCGCTCAACCCTTTTGCCACTGGGTCAGGTGCCGCTTCAACGTTGTACTTCTGCTGTTGGATGTTTCGCTTAATTAAATTCTGCTGCATGTCCAGATTGGCCTGCTGCTGGGTAGTAACCAGCATCCCTTCCGGTCCGCCAGCCTGAGCCAGTCCAGCCCACCGTTGCGCGGCGTTCCCTGCTGCTCCTGCCATTTGTGCGCCTCTCTGGGTGAGATCCAATGAAGTCAATCCGAGGTCACGAGCAGTCAGAGCTTTTGCCATCCCGCTGCCGGCCGTGCCACCCATCAGACTCTGGAATGCACTCGATCGTTGCACCGCTTCCTGAACGTCTTTGGGTATTTCACCAGCCAACTCCTGACTGGATACGTCCAGCATTTGTTTGGTGGTTTCCCCACCCATTTTGAGAATGTCTCTGAACCCAGGGATGGCGCTCTCGTACTGGGAAAGCATGAACTGCTGATACAGATTCCCGAGTTTTTGAAACTCAGGGAAGTTGTCAATGTTGGCACTGATCGCTTTAAGCTGTTCATCGCTCAGATCAACAGGGGTGTAGTCCGCTATCTGCGGTTTACTCCCGAAGATCGGTGATAAGAAATCTAAGAACGCCATTTTATAATCCTCCCCAACAACCCACGCCGTTTAACCCGAACCCGAATGTCTGGATATGCACCGTATGCCGTACCCCAGCCAGATAATCTTTCAGTTCGTTGTCCATGATCGCCCATGCCTGGGCCTGATTCATCTGTGCATTCTTCCAGTCCTCTTTTTCTTCAAGATACTTTGAAGTCATAAACAACCGGATAGCCTCGTAGTTCTTGATGACCATCAGATCACTTGGTTGCTTCTCCAGCCACCGCAGCTTGCACACAGCATTGATGCATTGAACCGTGTCGCAGTTGGCTACCAGCTTGTATTTCCTACGGGTTGTCAGACTGCCGGGGAAATATTCGTCCCCTAAATCTTTCAGCATTTCACAGGAAGAGTACATCCCCGGACCATTATCCAGATGCTCAAAGAACTGTGACCTGATCGGGATCGGGGCGCCGTTCACATCAATCGCCAGTACGCTCCCAACAAACAATGGAAAGTAAACTATCCCACCCTGCACCTCTGCCTGTATCTGGACGATGCAATCCTTGTAGATCGCCCGGGACATGATGCGGCGTTCAACCTGATTGATACTCCATGCCAAATCTTTCTTGCCGGTCTTCATTGCTTCATCCACATCGAGCGCAATCTGTGCCCGCATCCAACCGAGTGTACCCGGTGGGAAATGCGCCAGATCATCTTCATACCCGCTCTTACGGAACATGTAGTTCCGCGGGTCCATGATATGCTTTTTGACTTCGGCCTGAAGTAGATCGAACGCTTGCTTGGCGTACTTGGGTGCTTCATCGGGAGCTGCGTTCTCGTTCCGTTCAATGGACAGGATGATTAGTTTCAACGCCTCGATGTTCTGGCAGATCAGGTAATCTTCATCATTGGTGATTGGCAGGTACCGCTTGGCACCGGTAACGGTCACGACCGCATTGGAAGGTTGGAGTCCAGCGTACTGATATGCCCTACGAAGGATGGACGGATCATCAGGATCAGGCCACATACCCAGATCAATAGTAGGATTATCGTACTGCTGGTTCGGGTCCATATAGACCGAGTTGTTCACGATCTCGTACCAGCCTTGGGTGATGTCCAAATCCCCACGTACCTTGGTGGTGGCGCTCTGGGGATGGAGTTCAATGATGTTCTCCATTTCCGGTGGGAGAAGCAAAACCTCATCGGTGGCAGCAACGTTGGCCGTGCACATCCCACCGACAGGGATCATGTAATCCAGAATGATCTTGGTAGCCTCGTTCAGCCGTAGCAGAACCCGTGGATCATCTTGGCTAACCCCGTTATCTACCACTCCACAGAGGAGGGGGGCGGCATCCTTGAATTGGATACCGCCCACTGGTGGGGAGATTGGCGCGGGTGGAGTAAAGGTTGGTGTTGGCATGTTAATACCCTCGGAAGATTATCCAGCCTAATGACACGAACGGTGGCGTTGTCCATGTAGGGTCAACTGGATCTTTACCATATGGATTGTCCTTGGTAAGATTCCAATTACGCGGGACATTGTCCGCAAACGTTACCGATACTAACGGTGAACTGCTTCCATGCCCACTGGGGGAAGGAAGATTATCATTCCCATGTATCCATAATCCTTTTGCCTGACCTTGTTCATGGTTAGTTAAAAGCGGCACATTATTTTCAGTCAGACTGATAGTGAATTGACCACCAGTTTTGAGATCATCAGTAACCCCATCCGGTCTAGGCACCGACGATAGCCAGCCATTATCATAAGCTGGATGTGAATCGGATTTATCCATGTGCCCACCGAGTAAAAATTTATCACTCAAGTTCGGGGTACCGTTAACTCCATTGCACAGATACCATCCATCGTATTGTTCACCAATTTTTCCGGCACCAAAGGCTCCAGATGTAGGATTCACGGTAAAATCATCATTGGGATTCCCTGAATACCCTCTAATCTCACCAATCATACCGTTGTAGATTCTTCTCCATGCACCGGGATTCCCTGCGTACCAGACCTTGGTAGCGATTGGACGCCCTGCGGTGTCCAGTTCTATCCATGCTTTGTCCTGATCGTTCACCCCAGGCGCGTCATGCCCGATTACATACGGGATATACGCCCCTTGCATGTTGATAGAGATCAACTGGTTTAAGAGTTTGATTAGATCATTTAGTTCAATCGGGTTAGCGTTTGGATCAGCTAAAGCGAACTGACCGATAATAAGTGGATTCATTTAATGCGTGCCCTCGATCTTTCTACCAGCCGTTGCCCATGAAGCCTGAACCTGTCCAGAACCACAAACCCTGTCCCTTGGAACCGAACCTGAAAGTTAAATCCTCTACGCAAGTTCCGCTGGGTCTGGAGTTCATCAGGAGAATCTGGTGGTTTACCAAAACTTGTACGTGGAGCGAAACCTGGTTTAGCGTTGGGTAACCCGGCCGTGCCCAGTGAACCGGGGTCACCAATCGGTACGAACTGATCTTCAAAATCTATCCATGGTAACCAGTTCGGATAGTTGTCTGGGCGGTAGGTTATTTTCAGTGTATGCATTTCTTACTCAACTATTTCCCTGAGCCAGACATCGCCGTCGTACAATTCATTTTCCGTAAATGCGTTCCCTTGCTGACTGATCTTACTGAAATCAAAACTACGTGATACCAGTTCCCATTCCACGTGACCATCAAAATCATCCTTGTCATCCATTGAAATCTCGTACAGCTGGTTCTTTCCATCGCCATCCTTCCCAAACGCGAACGCTCTGGTCACCCCTTGGAACTTGCCCGTAACCAACTGGTAAAATTGAATATCACTCTTGTACATGTTCCAGTGCCCATCCCACGCCGGCCTGAACTTCTCACCGAAGCTCGACAGAATATCAAAGTCCACCACCACCATCCCTTGATGTGTGGCGTAGATATTATTGTGGGGGTACGGTGAACAGGTGCCGATGATCCGGTTATCGAAGTAGATAGATGATCCGTACTTCAAAAACTCTGCGGTATCTGTCTCCATGAACTCTCTGACGTTTGTGGAGAGCGGGATGTGCGCCCAGCCTGACGCTTCACTCCGAGCCTGACGATATGAACGGTAGCCATCTTCACTCCTAAACCACATATCTTCGTTCACGACCGATATGCTCCGGTGACCGCGCAGCCCGGTAGTGGCGAGAGCATGGATCTGGAACTGTGATGTCTGCCATAGTTCCCTTGGAAGAGACAAAAAGAAAGAGGAGGCACCGCGTTCAGCGAACACCATTAACTGACCATTCCCGGTAGAAGTGTCCAGTTGTGGAAAGAACGCGGCACCGGTGGCGACACCCTGCGTAAACGGGATGGCTGCATCGAAACCGCCTGTCAGAAAATTGCGTTCAGTAAACAGAATCAATGAATCGGCGGGGTCATTACCGATATGGCTTCCGTAAAGATCCCCAAAAGCTATGTCCCGATCGTTCACTACCACTACAATTCGCCCCATCCCGTAGGCCATGATTGTTCCTACAGGGATTTCGATCTTTTCAGGGTCAGTGATGTAGGTCGTCACCCTGTTCGGAGTATGGGCTATATCGTACGTATTGTTCTCGTTGGCGCGTCGAGCGGTCTGACCGTCATAGATGATTGCACTGGCATGGCCGTCCTGTACGATCAGCCATTTATCGGCCTGTAGCATGTAAGCGATTGGGCGCAGATTAGTGTTCCGGTAAGGAAGTTCGATCTCGGTTACGGTGGCATCTGTCACTCGTGGAACAATTTTGAACAGACGCCCGTTGATCGACGCCATTAAACAATCTTCACCTTTGTGAGGGCTATAACCGATGATCCCCTGAAACACTCCTTCCCTGTACGACAAGGTTGCATCCTGATGATAAAACGGACTGGTCGTATCTTCGTTGTAAACAGCAGGATCAACGTCCCCAGGATTATTATCGCCTTTGAAATAGTAACAATGATCCGGGTTAGAGACTGTTTCGGTGAGCTTACGGAACCCAGGTCTGGGTTTGGGATGTCCGCCACGGAACACCATATTCTCAGCACTGGCACATTGATTGGGGTCGAGCAGCGTCGGTGTACGCCCACCATCCACCCCACCCTCAAGGCTCACCCAGCCGTCGTACACACGATTGGCATCATGGATTGCCATTACGCTATTCCTCCCGGTCCACCGCCTGTGGTCAGACCTGCGCCACCACCTGGTTTACGTGAAGATGATTCCGGGGTTGGCGGATTAAGATAGGCTGGGTTTACTATCGGTGCCCCGATCATGGCCTGTTGCGCTCTACCCCTTGCACCTTGGCCTTGGGCTGCTACTGCGAAATCAGACCCAGCAGACCCTGGGCGTCCCATCCCGAGGGTTGGATCTTGTCCGCGTTGCATACGCGCCTTAGCCATGCGAGCAAACCAATCGTAATAAAGTTGACCTGCGCTACCGGTGCCAAGCGGTCCACCTATGGAACCACCTGGAGGACTCCAGAACGCTCCACCACCGGGTCCGGTATATGAACTGGGGTGCCCGCCAAACCCCGGTTCACCAGAAAGAGCAGTATTATACGGAGTACTTGTTCCAAACGCATTTGTGATGTCGGTCACATCAGCCCCTAAATCCTGAAAGAAAGTGGTTGGTTTTTTCTGGTCACCGTAGAGAGGTCCGGTAGCGTTGGTATTGACATCAAAGACTGGCTGGGCAGGGGCTGACGCCGGTTGTCCAGTTGCTGCGTCAAGCGTCGTATAGGTTCCATCCCCTGCTGGATAGGCAAATGTCGCTGGGGCTTCACTCATCCCAAAAGCATCTGGAGCCAGAGTTGCCGTCATATCCTCATTGGTAGGGATGTTGGCACCGGCATCTGATGGCAGATATTGTTGTAGATCAGTTGGGTACATCGCTTCATTGGTAGGGATGTCTGCTCCTGCACTTGGTAGAAAATCGTTGGGACCAGTCGGCATCATTCCTTCATTGGTAGGAACGTTGGCAGGAGCAGTGGAGATATACTGGTCCGGTCCCGTGGGTTGCATATACTCCGGGGTTGGAATGTTCCCACCTTCACTGGGAAAGTACTGATCTGACCCGATTGGGGTCATGGTTTCATTAGTCGGTACGTTCCACGGTCCGGGTCCACCTTCGTATGCAACATTGTATGGCGCGGTTGTGGGTTCCTGGGCACCTATTGGAGGCAAATCAATTCCACCGATTGGCTGGACAGCGTCAGGAACACTGGTTGGGTATCCTCCTGCGAACGGATTATCAGTTGTCTCTCCGGATGAAGATTGAGTGCCCTGAGCAGGGTACCCGCCAGCAAATGGATTATCTACTCCGGTATCTGGTGCAGCAGTATTTGATGCTGGATGATAAATGTCTATGACATTGCCAACCTTGGTATTTGGTTGATCTCTATACGTGTAGGTTTTTCCGCCAAATTGGAACGGATCGCCAACATTAAGTCCATAACGTCTGGCAATATTCCTTGGTAATCCAGCGTCACCAGACCGAAGCCTCTGATCGTTTAGACCAATAAACTCTTTAAGATCCGCTCTGGTTGCGTTCGGACTACCAGGTCCGTAGGTGGTTGGCCTTAGTCCGGCACCAGTGAGGTCTTTGTAAGTCTCAAATGGCATAATTAAACTTCAATCCCTTTAGGTGGCTGTTTCGGTAATGGCCGGGTTTTATTTCCCTTTTGGTAAACGTGCCCATCGTCTGGTTCCACGTAAAATGTTCCATCCGGTAATGCTTCAAATTCTTCTTTGGTCTTTGGCATAGCAATCCTGCCTTGCCCACGTGGAATTGGATCATGCACCTGTTGTTCTTCGGTTCTATCACGTGAAAACCATTCTTGAGGCGTAGGCATTGGCATAAATTTAAGCCCAGTAAAATACGTCCCCGCCGTCCGTGTGCAGGCTTTTCCCTGCGTTCCCAGTCACATCCGGCAACAGATTCTTAATCGCAGCGGTTGCTGTGTTGGCCGATGTGCCACCGTGCGAGATCAGCACAATCCCGCTATCTATCTGGTCCCCTGAGATGTGTTTATTAGTAAGGATTTCGTTCCCGTTGAGCGTCGCTAATGTCCCCGTTGTCGGCAATGTCAGTAAGGCCGATCCGAGTAGATTGAACGTCAGAAAACTCCCTGCCAGATCAATCGAATTAACCACAGTAGCAAGGTTGCCTGCGAGAGTGATCGTCTTGCCGATGTTGGCTACGCCAGTACCGCCAAAGTCGCCCTCAACTACCTGCGCTTCCCACGCTCCAGTATCCACTACACCCAAAGTAGTGATGGTTTCCTGCCCCTCGTAATTGGCATCAATATCTATCCCTACCCCGATTGAGATTCGGTCGGTCGTGCCTACTGCGAATATGGTATTACCACTCTGATCCAGTCCAGCCCCTGCCTGTACCGTGTTGGAACGGGAGAGCAGTTCCCAGATAAATTCTACCGTGTTCAGATTGCATGGACTCGGGATTGGTGTGGTCTGGAACCATGTGGTATTGGCCTGTGTATCCCCTTCCAAAACAAATACGCTCGCAGTTTCCTGATCTGAGCAGGTGTCTCCATCCGCCGCCCGTGTCCATGAACCGGGGTGAGCGTTCCAAATTCCGTTGAACTTGTTTGCTCCCTGGTTTTTGACCAGTACCCGATCATTATCTACCAGCGTTACCCCATCAATATCCTGTAACCCACCTCTGGTAATGTTCTCTGTGGTAGCGCACCGCACCGCTGCTTTGGGATGCAGTCCTGAAGCGATGTCGTTAATGAGATGAAGCGGTACAGCGTCCTGATCGTCAATAGGATCACCAAGGCTGGTGATACGCTTATGCGCCAAGGTAACGTCATCCAATGGAGCCCTGATATTGTCCAGGGTCGGTACTTTACTGGGATTGATGACCGTGGCAGCCCATTCACCAACGATAATCCGTCCCAATCTGGTGATGGATTGTTGTTGGAAAAAGGTTAACTGACCTGAAATGTCGGAAAACGCCGGTTGAGCCACCCCGAAACTGTGTGTCCCTTGGCTGTAGGAATTAAACCATTTATGGGCTTGAGCGGCCTGACTTGGCAGTTCGTCCAGAATCAAATTGGACGTATCGAGGTTCAGAATCCTGAAATGCTGCGCATCCATATCAGTCTGCATCAGACCATTCCGGACAAGGGTACGCCCCCCGTGAATCAGTGGTTCAGGTGGATATAAATCTGTGTCGTCTATTGCCATAATCTTAACCAGTTGGAGTTGGTGGAACGGTGTAAACCGTAATGTCCGAGTTGTTGTAGCCTGCCGATGCTGCATACGCGCTGATCGACGCTCCGACCGAGACCAGGATCGGTAGCTTGGTTACCTCGATAAATGTGTCAGCAGTAGTTTTGTAAAACAGGGTGGCGCCAGGAAGTGATGTGGTGATATTTACGTAAGCCTTATCCTGAAAATAGGTTTGGATTGAAAGGGACGGCGCAGGGATTTGCGGCTGATAATTCACCATGGTTTGCATGGCGTGATAGAGTATGTCTCGCCCCAGATAATCCGTAGGTTGGGCGGTCGAATCCACATCGTTATTACTCGGGTCAGGCAATAATCCTGCGGAATGATCTACGCCCACCCCTTGAGCCATGGGTAATTGATCGGTTGTAAACGTTCCTGAAGTGATTCGGGAAGCGTCAAATCCTGGAATCAAGTCCACCGGGAATACGCGATACTCAAACGTTGGTAATGCCGATGCCCCGCTAAAATTACCAAAGAAAGTCTCAGCATCCTGTGCCGACCAAAACCCGGTGATAACCTGCACATCAGTATCATCATCGGTGATGGTGGTGACTTCACTGGCTGGGAACGCAATGTCTATCTGGTGAAGTGTACCCGTGCCACTGGTCGGGGTTGAACCAGTGGGGAGTTTGCCATCTACCCCCAGTGATACGTAACCGTTAATCTGATCCTTTTCGCTTGTGGGTTGAACCAAATCCCCCTGTGCAGCTTGATCTGTTCCCAGAAAGTTAAGCGGTAGATTCCCTGTAAAACTAAGTTTGGTCTGTGAAATTGCGGCGTCGTCTGCCACACTGTACGTAGTCACGCTCCCGTCTATAACCGGACGATTATCGGTCAACCTCGGATCATCCGTTGTGATTACATCGGGCGGGTTAGGCTCAAACCCTGCAATGTTATGGATCACAAGATGATTGGCATCCAGATCCGTCAGCAACACTCCGTTATCTATGACTCGTTTCATGGATTGGTGTAGCTGGCAATGTCTGAATTGTTGTAACCAGCTTTGGCAGCGTACACATTCAGGGTTTGGCCACTGGCCACTTCCACCGTCAATCCAGTAGGAACCGGAGCGTAATCTGCGCCAGTCAAAGTATAAAAAAGCGCAGCGCCAAATAGTGGTGAGGAAATATCCACTTTAACCGTGGCCCCAACAGATTGAGGGGTAAGCACCGGACTGTCCGCTTTGGGTTGGTAGCTAGGGCCGATCGTTGGTACCGGTCGATACGTCATATCTCGAGCCAGATAATCGGTTGGATCCCCGCTTAATCCCGGGTCTGGTACGATTCCACTGGAAGCTGTCGGTCCCACTCCTGTCGCGGCCGGCAATCGCGCCACATCCACAGTTCCAGTCACAATTTTTGATGCAGGTAATTCCGGCACCATTGAAGTCGTGATGGGAGAAGTGGTAAAAGCCGGTACTGCAGAACCGCCCGTAGGATTCCCGAACCATGTTCCATCCGGAACAGCCACCCAATCCACCGTGATTGTTCCTGTCGTGGTGATGGGGTTACCGGTTACGCTAAAATCTGTCGGCATAACCAGATCAACCGAAGTCACTGTGCCCGTACCAATGTCGTCTGGTAGTTGTGCGACCGGAACTTTACCGGTGCCATCCAACCCTGCGTATCCACCAGCAATCCCTTTATTGGCGAGGTACTCTGTGAGATCACCGGGAGCGGCCTGCGTGGAGGTAAATCCCAGCCAGGACGGTGGAACATCGCTGTTTAGATTAAGCTTGGATTGGTCGATCGCTGCGGTTGGAGAAACGCTGGCATCGGTCACTGAACCGTCCAGTGGTTCTCGAGCATCCGATAGGCGTGGATCATCGGTTGCCACCAGATCGGATGGTGGAGGAGAAATGTGATTCAGATTCAGGATACGAAAATGATTCGCATCGAGATCTGTGACCATGAAACCGTTATCAATTCCTGCAATCATGGTGTACGGGCGATTAAATAATAGTTGGTGGTGTCCGGAGGGGGGTTAAGGCCGACCGTGAAATTGGATGTGGTCTTGGCTACCACCTGAACGTTGATTGCTCGCTGGAACTCCACGGGGTCAATTAGGTTTTCGATTCTGAGTTCAGTAAACCCGTAGAGGGCTGTGCTCCGCGGATTGACAAAGGTAGCGGTGAACGTTCTGGCCGGTGAAAGTTGAAGCTTCAAACTTTCGGGAGCATCAACGACCAGATTGATAGTGACATCCTGAACCACTACCCGCCACCGCAGGATATAACCATCGTCCAATGGGACGCCTGTCAAATCCACCACAAACCCGTTGATATTAACGTCCACCACTACGGGTTCAACGTTGCCGGGATTGGAGATTCCAAGCGCATCTATGTAGAGATATTCAAACCTGTAATTGGAACTGACCTTTGGGTTCTCAAACGGTACAAATAACCTTGCTGAAGTGCTCGGGAACGGGATGGTAATGGAGCCGCTTTCATCCAGTGATTTATCCCTGCCGCCACTGGAAGTGATCGAGGTTAGAAGCGTGTCCTCCGGCTCGATTAACTGGATAGTGTTGCAATTCGACGACCCTTGTCGGAACGATTGGCATGGAGTGTTGGTGGTGCTCATGATGGTTCTGATCCGTTTGAAATTTGTTTCTGGAGAGATTTAAGTTCGGTTACAGCACCCACGGTTTGCTGGTAGCGCACACGAATCTGGTTTACCTGTTCCATGTGGTGCTCGTAAGCGGTGGCGAGTTTGGTCTGCTCCTGTTGCAGTGTCAGGATGCGATCATCTATTTCTTTAATGGTGCTCATGTAATGCACGTTCTTCTTCCATGCCCTGTTGATGTGCCAGTTTTTTCACTGACTCCATCATATCAGTCATACGCCCGTTGATCTTGATTCCAATGTTGTGAATCAAATAGGCCATGAAACCGAATCCTGCGACGATGAGGAGCATAATTAAAGCAATGGCTACAGTCTCGTTCATCTCGTTTTCTTGAACCAATCTAATGGCGTTTTAGGCTTTGGAGTGGACTTCGGTTTTCGGTATCTTATCACGGTTTTAGTCTGCGTTTTTACAATGGGAGATGGCGCTGGAGCAGGCTGTGGCAACCGACGCAAATCCTGTTCGGTGACTCCATTTAATTTCAGAGTCCGAGGAACAGGTGCTTTTGGAACCTTCAAACGTGGATTGTCCTCCTGAAGTTTGTTCATGGCGTCGATCATATCCTTGATGTAATCCAAGTACTGCTGACGATATAAATCCTGATTGGCTTTTACGGCTGCGACTGAATCCGTGTTCTGCATGGCAACAGACGCTATTTCTCTCATGGATTGGGAGATAATGATGCTTCTCCAGAAATTGACCGACACCATCAGCATTACTATAAGGGACAATGCCACCAATATCTTGAACCGAGACACGACTGCTTTCTCTTGTTCTTCGGTCACTTTCTTCTTTCCTGTTCACGCATTCTGGATTCAAGATCATCGAGTTTCTTATCCTGACGCTCATCCCCCTGCATGTGATCTTTGATTCCCCTGAGTTCAATGGCGATTCCCCTCAATTCAAGATTGATGTCCTCACGTTTTTGAGATGCAATGGATGAATCTTTTTCATAAGCAACCTTGGGAACGTAGCCGTTACTAAGATACAAATTGGCAAAAGCGATTCCAAATTGAACAAGAACAAGGATGATTGTAACCCGAGTTCCATTCTTGGGCATCTTGATAAGGGGTGCGTCTTCATTACTATCCATCTCATAGTTCAAGTGCCTTCAAGACTACATCTGGACTGACAAACGCTTCGGGCCGATGTTGGTTTGAGTAGTACAGATCGAACTGGTTTGGGCGCAGGAACGAGCGGTCTTTCAGGAGGTTGCAGTGGAGAGAGTGCCCGAAAATCAGAGGATCGGAAATCCCCCATAAAACTATGGCTCGCTTATTTAGGAACCACATGTGGTGCTGGAGATATGAATCGACACAGATTGCGGTGTCGCACATGGCGATTAAATCCCCAACCTGCCCAAACGACAGGTTTTTACGAAAAGTGGGGGCCATCTGTTCTTCGCCCTCCCCGCCTACCTGGATAACATTATGGCTTTCTACTATCATGGAAATCAGGTCTTTTGCAAAGGGATAATCCTTAGGAGACCCACTTCCGTTGAGTTGCGGGGCACGCGCTGCGAATGGTGCGAAGAGGATATTCATAAATCCCACATCTTTTCGTACGCGTTCACCAATTCACCGGTCCATTGGTTGTCCCCGCACCACCGATAGACGTTGAACCTGTCCAGGTTCCCCAGTCTCTGGTGGGCTTCAGCGATTGAAATCTGTTCTACTTCCCCGTTAAAAATGTCTTTGTAGCAGGTAGCGGCGACCAGTCTTGGATACTTTTCCTTCAATCGCGGTAGAAGGGTTTTCACCAAGACATGATCGCCACGACCGGCATCGAGCACGATATATTTGGTCTGGTCACCGGTTACGCCCCATTCTGCTAACTGCGCCTGAAATAATCTCTCGTCGTCCTCCCAGTATTGAGGGTTGGTATGACTACGGATTCCACCTAGAGAATCACGGAAATGCCATGTTTTTACCGATGTATCAATCAGGATTCTGTAGCCTTGACGTTTCAGACCGTATGTAAATAAAGTCTCCTCACGATGAGCAGCAGGAGACAGGAACGGATTGAACTTCTCGACCCCGCGCCGGTACAGAAAGGTGGAGTGCAAGTGGTCCGCCTCAATCGTACGCTGCGTAGGATGAGTAAACCATTGGACATTAAAGTTGGGGTCCAAAATGGAGTTGGTAACGTTCCGGTCGGGAACGGGAGCAGGATTTGGCATAAGAACCAGTCCACCAACGGCGCCAACCTTGGTGCCCTCCCAAGTGGCGGTACCGATCAGCCTCTCCAGAACGTCAGGTTCAGGTATCTCGTCGTCATCCACTCTCCAAATCCAGTCCGTCGCCGCCATTTCCTGTATCCGCTGATGCGAAATGTGCTGTCCCCGTTTTACCCCGTATTCAAGTTGAAACGTTATCCCGCGAGCATTGAGCAGCTCAAATATGTTTTGATACGCAGGGATGGTTCGTAGATCAGTGGGATTATCGGTATCATCAATGATGATGATATGATCGGGTTTACGAGTCTGGAACGCTATTGATAGAAGCGTGAGCACCAGTTTGTCGTACCGATTCTTTGTTGGGATGCCGCAAGTGACCGTCATTTCATCACCTCGTATTTGATGTCTCGATCGAACAAATCCAGACCGTTCTCGATGCAATGCTTGATGTGCTCTGGATCGGTAAACTGTGGAACGTCAATGTTGCGGTGAGCGGTGTTGTGCATCTTTTCCTGTACCGCCTCAATCCCTCCAAAGTATGACAGATGTTCGCCACCTGGAACGATGTCTGGAACGTCTGTCAGATACCGTGCCGAAGTCGGGGTGATCTGGAACAGTTGCCAGTAGCGCATGATCTTTCCATGGCGCCACGGGTCTTTGGCTTTCACCTTGTAATCGTACAGATAAAGATCCATCCGGAGCGCGTGGATTGTATCGCCAGTAAAGTTCTTAACCGCTTCAGGGTTCGGGATTTCATCGCAATCCACCACCACGATAATGTCCGTATCGTTGCAGTGAGCCAGTGCTCGCATCATGGAGTTGCGCTGGTGGCGTTCAATGTCCCATGCGCTTCGTTCAGTTCCATCAAATGGAGGAAAGTCATCGACCACAACATGGCTGATCTTGGATAGGTAACGCTCGTACCGCGCCATGTTTTCTTTGAAATGGAGCGGTTTAGGCTTGCCGGCGTGATTGATTGTGCCTTCCACGATCACAAACCGGTCAACGGCGTCCCACATGGTTTTCAGATGATGCTCCAGAATATCAAACTCGTTGTTGAACATCATGCACTCGTAGATGGGTGGTCTGGGCATTTTGGTCGTGGACCAGATTGATGTGCCTTCGTTCCCGCATACGCTGATCCCGAAAATTTCATCTACGGCCTGAGTCACCCCCGGCCAAAGCGGTTGCCAATAATCGTGTCCGCACAGTGTTCCGCCATCTTTGACCAGTGTTGCAAAAGTGTAGATGTCTTCCTTGGTTTCTTCTTTGGTATGGCCGGCGTCGATAAATATCATGTCGGCTTTGACCCCCATATCCTTGAAGAATTTGGCTGCGTGGCGTCCGTGCAGCCGGATCGGTCTCAGCTTTCCGGTCTCGACATGCCGCCACAAATTGTGTAAGAACTGGTTAAATGCGAAATCGCCATCTAACTCCCTGGCCTGAACATGATTCGTGTCCTTCTCTGCTGCGCTTCCAGCCCAAGTATCAATGCAGTAAAGAACCCCATCTGCCGGAAGATTATCAGCAATGGCTGTCGAACTCTTCCCAAACCAGCTACCCAATTCAATCACCACCTTCGATTTCCGAGCCTGATTCCCCAACCACGTAAGCTCGGCGTCACTCATCCATTCCCCCAGTTTCTGGGCATTGGAAATCAATACCCCTCCGTAGCGTTCACGGAGGATAGCGTGGTTTTTAGCCATCAGTTCTTCGCCACCCGGCCAGTTTTTGAAGGTGTTGTTGCCTTCGTGATAGATGGGAAAGGTGCCGAGTCCTAATCGCCCGTCGTACGGCACCTTCCCATCGTTCGGAACTTGTACCAACCGTTGGCCAGAGGCGACGGCGCGGCAGCACAAATCCACATCTTCAGCGTAACCAGCCCCGAAAATTTCATCGAGAAGTCCGATAGTATCGAGAGCACTTTTACGGATCATGCAGCAAAAAAAGCACAGGAAATCCTGCTGGATCTCTGTGTTCCGCATCATCCAAGGACCAGTGATAGCAACTTTAGGATCACTGAAAGGAGCAGACAGGATATTGAGCCAATCGTTAATTCCCTGAGGTAAAAGAATGGTGTCATCATTGAGTAAAACTATGAACTCTCCTTTCGCTATCCTGATCCCAGCGTTGCAGGCTCTCGGATAACCGATTTTGTAATCGAACCAGAGCACTGTGTCCGCATCTAGGACTTGCTCATTGTCGAAGCCATTAGCCACTACGATGATTTCATAATCACCTTCGGTGTACTTCCGAATGGATTCCAAGCAGGGAATCAGGTTCTTTTCTTTACAGGTTGGAATTATGATGCTCGTCATTGCGCCTCCCACATATAAACTTGTGCAGCAGATGTGCCGGTTTCTGTCCAGGCGATGTCGAACGTTGTTGCCCCGACATTTTGGACTACTCCTGTTATGAAAGCATTGGCACCTGTGTCAAGTCTTACCGCGTAAGCCGTTGAAGTTGCCCCAGGTTCCGCTCCAGTAATCGCACTGGGATCGTAAGGCTGATAAACGCACCGATTCCCGCTTGAACTGTAAATTCCAATGCAATGAGTAGTAGGCGTTGCTGACGCATTGTTGGTGAATGATCCAATTCCGTACAGCCTGATAATAACAGGGGTCTTGCCTAATCCATGAGTAATAGCATCTGTCTGTGTAGCAGTTGGAGAGGTTGCAACCCCGCATGTAGCCAGAGGTGCCCCTGAAAACCCCGAGAACGCTGAGTAACCGCTAATCCCGCTGTAACCCGAATATCCGGAATAGCCGCTTTTACCACTGAACCCTGAGAATCCAGATACACCTGACACCGTTGCAAGCCACGTATCGGTATCCTGTTTGATTAAGCAGACCGTCGAGTACTGCCCGTTGGTGGCTGAAGCACCCTGCAACGTCACTCCACCTGTGACCGTGATTGATACGATCCCAGCACCAGCCTGTTCAACCACGATCTGTGTTCCGGTTGGGAATGCCTGAGTAGCGTTTAACGGGATATTGACGCTGTGAGCCGCAGCCGAACTCATCTTGAGGCCGGTATTAGCGTCTGCCAGAACAAGCGGATGATCCGCATCGGTAACGGTGGCGAAGGTCAGGAGTTGCGGACCTGAATAGCCTGAGTATGCGCTGTAGCCAGAGAACGCACTATAGCCTGAATAACCGCTAAGCCCTGCTCCTGAATAACCGCTATAGCCCGAGTATCCCGAAAGCCCTGAAAAACCGCTGAACCCAGAAGCTCCATCCACCCCGATTGATCCGGCCGTGCCACTATAGCCTGAATAAGCCGAGTACCCTGAAAACCCGCTAGTAGCGTCACCACTAAACCCTGAAAACCCCGAAGTTCCAGCACCGCTAAACCCAGAGAACCCGCTGGTGCCAGGAGCGGTGGAACTAAACCCTGAAAATCCGCTTAGACCTGCTCCTGAGAATCCACTGAAACCGCTCGTGCCGGCACCCGAGAAGCCAGAGAACCCGCTAACTCCCGAACCGCTGTAGCCAGAGTAGCCTGAAGAACTTGAATATCCGCTGTATCCAGAGACACCGCTTTGGGAACTGTAACCTGAGTAGCCACTGACACCCACGCCCGAGAACCCAGAGTACCCACTTTCGCCCGTGCCTGAAAACCCAGAATAACCGCTTTGGCCTGAGAAACCAGAGTAACCGCTTGGTCCCGGACTTGCGGCTGAAAATCCACTGAACCCCGAAGTCCCTGGGCTTGAAAACCCGCTGAAACCGCTGACTCCAAGTCCGCTATAACCTGAGTAACCGCTTGATCCAATTCCTTTGTAGGTGAGGGTGACCCAATCGGTTGATCCATCCCCTACCTTATATTTACCAGTATCGGTTTCAAGACCCAATTCCCCTTCGGCAAGTATGGGATTCTCGCTGGTCCATGTGGCAGCCGGATCGCGTCTGAACTGAAATTGGACGAATGACATTTATACGACATGCCCGCAATCTATTATCGGGCCTCCTGTGTAGTCAGTGTCCGCGTGTCCACCATCCAAAATCCCGTTTGATCCGCCAGTTCCTGCATTGGCATCGCAGTAGTCTTTGGGCACCGCTTCATCCCCGCGGTATGGAGTCGGCACCCCGTAGATCCTTCGGGTCAACTGATGGTCTTCGTCTTGGGTGATCGTTTCCATCAGAATCCAAAAGCGTCCCTCGCCTGTTTACGATGTCCGTGTGCAGGTGCCACAGGATCAACCCCAGTCCCGGAAGCCACAATCGTAGCCGTACCGCTGGTGGCATCGGAAGCTACTGTGATAACCCCCGAATAGAGTTGAGCCACTAACGGCGTAAACGTCACCGTGATGTCAAAGAAACTTCCCGAAGGAACAGGGAAAATTCCTGTTGCCCCGCTAAACCCATTTGGGTAGGTCAAACTGCTTACGTTCAGGGTTGCGTTGCCAGTGTTTGATATTCTTAAAATGGCGGTAGGTGATGCGCTTCCGATCGTAACATTACCAAAAGCGAGACTGGGTATGCCGCTTAAACCGATTATACGGGTCGTAACAATTCCACCACTTACCAATGGATGTGGATATGTAAATGGAGTATAACCAGGTTTTACGGTGTTATTGAAATAGTGAATGTTCTGCCTGCACATCGACGCTACACCACTTTGAGGAACGAAATTTATAAACGATCCGTCAGTATGAGTGTTGTTCCATGAATATGCCGGTTCGATCTGTTGATGAACTCCTGCAAATCCTGTTGGGGGCACAGGAGGTGTTGCCGAACTGATCAGGTCTCCCTGCCCGAGTCCCGGCATATCCAGAGGTTGAAGTAGCTGATATATTTTGAAAGTCTGTCCAGCGGTAAAAATACGATTACCGATGGAGTGCATGAACATATTCAGAGTGTTTCCAGTCGTAATCTTAATCCAACCAATGGTGTTATTGACTCCGGCTGTATCAGGATTTGCTACTACGCAATAATGTTTGGTTGGATCATCCCATTGTCCGACTACCCACGGACTACCAGCAACAGTTATGGTTTGCTGATCTCCTGGACCTTGAACCACTGATTGGATTGTGCCGCTGTAAAACACAAATGGCGGTTCTCCATTAACATGAGTTCCATCAGCTCTGGTAGCATTAACATCCCACGGATTCTGACCACCGGCGGCTCCCCAGTTGGTGTCCTGATTTATCAACCCTCGGTAATCCTGCATACTCCACCCGCTGGGTTTTGTTCCCGTAAACTGGTTATCGTGATAAACGGCTGTACCAGAAGTGATGCCATCCATGGTGGTAGATACACCGTCGAAAAAATACAGATTATTGTAATCCTCTCCACATCTCCCGCCCCTCCGCCTGTCTGCATAGGTTCCATGACAAACAATTTCAACGTCCTCTAGATAACAGTAGCGCCATGAAACGTTTGACCCGCGCTGCCTGTCACTTCCACAGGCTGAATTTCGTGCTCCGTTACTTTTGTTATCAACATGGCAATCTTCAAAGAACCAGAACTGATCGGTTCCGAACGCAGCAGGAGCAGCGAACTCCTCGTCACCTTCCGCGCCACTTCGGTTCCTGATATGCCAATTACAGGATGACGGCATTTGTTCCCAAATTGAATGGTCGATTATACCATGAGCAAAAATCTCCATGAACGGGCCGCGTTTGATGCTCGTAAAATGGCAATGGTCTATCCTGTTCTTTTTAGATGTTCCGCCAACACTGAATAATCCTGCGGTGTATTGAGAGGCATGACCTCCGACACCAGTAAATGAAATTCCTGTTACGCGCAGCACGGTGGTTAAATTACTGTTACCAGTGCTTATCATCCGAACTGTGGTAGTCGGGAGATTATCTACGATAATAGTATTGTGGGTAGCGGTGTAAACGTTAGTGGTATGATCCCCCGAGATAATCGTGTTTCCCTGTAGGGTGATAGCCTTGGAAAGATTGATTGGAGCCGTCCATACAAATGTTCCACTTGGAATAGTGATGGTATCTCCATCATGGCAATTACTGGAATCATGCAGGGTCTGGATACTGTTTGGGCCACCTGAAGGAGTTCCGTCTGAGTTCCAGATGTTTGGAGGAGGTACAACTGTTCCAAACTGGCTAAAATCTAGTCCAGCTCCATTGTTGTAGAGTTGAGTAACCTCAGTTGAAGTAATGCATCGCCCCAACCAAAACCCGAACTCATCCATCTGCCCATCCAAGCTAGCGGCTTCGTATCCGAGTTTGAAATTGTCTCCCCCGTTCACAAATGCTGTTGAGTACGGAGCGGTAACGAATGTTCCGGCATTAACCGCTAGCTTAATTGTCGTTCCATCCCAACCTCCAGCAACATGATACCAAGTATTTAATACCGATGCGCTTCCCCATGCCACTGCTGCGCTAGAAGCTCCACTTTCAGTATTGAATACGATCTTGTGATCGCTGAAACGAAGGAAGACAATGTACTCACGTTGACCAAACGGCTCGTATCGGTTGCAAAGCCCAACATCATTAAATGCTGGCCAATTACGAAACCTTACCCAGAACGAAAAACTGAATGGATTAGCACCGCAGAAGAAATCAGTGGTATTCTGGTTCCGGATTAGAGTGCTTCCGCTGACCCCGCCAAAATCTCTAGCGGTACTAATGATCCCTGAAGCAGTACCAATAGCATTACCGAAATTGGACAGGGTTCGACCATTACCCGTGGCGTCCAGAGCACCACCGCTGGCCTCATCCATCTTGTAATAAGAATAGATGTTATCAATGAGAGCCATTTACTGATCTCCTGCGCTCCAGTCGTCATAACGGAATCCATCATTTGCTCCAAATCCGTATAAACCAGGGGAACCCCCATCGTGATAAGTAGCTCCTGGATCAATACTGGTAAATACAGCCACCCACCCGCTGCCGGTATCCTCATAGCATGTAAGTCTAGTCGCGCTTCCTGATCCGACAGCTTCAATCCGTAATTTATTACCAGCCACGTAGCTTTTAGGTGTGCTCTGAAGAAGTGCCCCCCATGCGTTTAGTTTGGCATTTGTTCCTTCGTAATAGAATAGGTATCCAAATGGTCCCGTTACTGCTCTAACAGATACTCCAACAAACTTCGCACCACCACTACCAGTAGCCATAGTCACCTGCGAGTACTGATTACCGGTAAACGATACTCCTGTATATCCGTAAAGATTATCTACTCCACTACTGTTGATACCTGTATTATCAGCAGTTAGATAGACAATGGAACCATTGTAAGATGTCCAATTACCACTTGTAGTTAGATCAGATAAATTAGTGTGACCACTAAAATCCTCGGTAGCTCTTTGTGTCCATGTCGGTGCCGCCGACGAAGCGCCTCCTCCACTTACCATCATTGCTGGGATTCCTTGAAACATATTATGCTGGTCTGATTTCCATCCAAGAACCAATCTTCACCGTACTGGTTCCGCTGGTTACTTTAAGGTGTTGAATCGAAATTGTGGCAGTTCCAGTGCTTCTTGTAGTAACAAATCCCCTAAACTCAGCTACTCCATTTATATTGGATGCCGTGAGACACACAATGCTAGTGGCAGTATCTGCGGCATTCACTGTACATCCATTAGTGGCCAATGCAGTCGTAGTGCTAGTGAATAGAGAAGAAACCACTCCAGCCGCACCAGTTCCACCAAGATGAATCCCGTATTGTGTTCCAGTGACTACATTAGAAGTACCAATGTATAGTTCTGCCCTAATGGAATATAGAGTGCTGTTAGAAAGAGTTCCACTTACAAGACCTGTGATGTCAACTAACGTCTGTCCAGTTGTTGTTACATCCGATCCAGTTACGGTGAATTTAGTCCATCCTCCTGTTCCTGAAAAACCACTGAAAGCTGAGAATCCACTATAACCTGAATAACCGCTAATACCTGACGATCCACTGTATCCTGAATAACCAGAGTTTCCATTTCCTACCAGCCATGTATCCGTAGCTTGTTTTATTAAAACAACCAATGAATATTGTCCGCTAGTTGCAGCAGCTCCTTGTAGAGTCACGCCTGCCCCCGCAACGATTGAAACAATACCAGTTCCTGCCTGTTCTACTGGTATCTGTGTTCCAATAGCAAACGCCACACTTGAATTTGGTGGGACCGTGAGATTATGAGCCGAACTGCTGCTCATCTTGACACCAGTATTGGCATCGCCAGCCACCAAAGTGTAATCGGTGTCAGTCTGAGTTGAGAACGTCAGAAGCTGTGGTGCGCTGTAACCACTGTAACCACTTTTTCCACTGAACCCGCTGAATGACGAATATCCACTAAATCCACTGGACCCCGGACCGGAATATCCGCTAAAGCCTGAAGGTCCACCACCGCTGTACCCTGAAAATCCGCTTGAACCGGCAGATCCAGCCCCGCCTGAGTATCCTGAGTACCCAGAAGTTCCAGTCTTGGCTACCAACCATGTATTTGAGGCCTGCTTAATCAGAACAACGCAGGAATATTGACCACTGGTGGTTGAAGCACCCTGCAAGGTCACTCCTGCTGCTGGTACTACGGATACAACTCCAGTTCCGCCTTGCTCGATAGGGATTTGTGTTCCCAATGCAAATGGAACGCTAGCATTGGTAGGTACGGTCAGATTATGAGCCGCACTGGACGCCATGATGATGCCAGTATTGGCATCAGCTAGAATCAGGGTGTAATCGGTGTCGTTGTGAGTAGAGAAAGTGAGAAGATTAGGGGCGCTGTAGCCTGAAAATCCGCTTGAACCCGGCCCGCTAAAGCCCGAGAAACCGCTTGAGCCTGCTCCGGTAGCTCCGCTGAAGCCCGAGTAAGCTGAATACCCGCTTCTGCCGCTGTAGCCTGAGTAACCGCTTGTTCCTGTCCCTGTGGTTGTGCCCGGAACGGAATCCGACAAAACGTACTCGCCATTGATATATTCCCATGAAAATTCGTGATAACCGGCTGAGATCGCAATGGAATTAACGGTACCAGTTTCACCGATCCGACGACTGGTCGGGATTGAAAGCGTGTACGGACCACCGGTGACATCCAAATCCAGCCTGCGACCCTGCTGTTGATTATCGCCACCGCTGAAAGCGATCGTGGTCAGAGTGCCGCTGGCCTGACTTTTGACCTTGGTATTGGCAGCAATGGTGATGATGTTGGTCTCGGCCAGAACAGTGGTGCTCCGATCCATCTGCCCGTAGGTTGCCAACCCAGCTAAGTTTGAAAAGGTCGGTTGCGCCTTGGTAACGTCCCCGCTTGCCCCAATCCCGGTTACGAAATTATTAGATGTTGCAGGATTGGCGATAACCGTTGTGGAAGTGCCCTGAACCCTGATGATGACGTTGCCGCCCGAAGGAATTGGAGCTGTATCGAACCTAACTGTTTTGGTTGGATCAGTTACGTCCTGGAAAAAGAACCTGGTATTGGTGGCAAACGTGTTTGCTGCAACGTCAGCGTTGAGATATGGCGACCCAGCATATCCGCCCGCACCATCGTTGTACTGGAAGTTGCCAGTGGTACCGCCCGGAGGACTTCCTGTGCCTGAAAACCCGCTGAACCCGGACGGTCCACCGGAATACCCACTTTTACCCGAAAATCCACTAAACCCACTCTGGGAAGAAAACCCGCTAAACCCACTCTGACCAAACCCGCTAAATCCTGAGAACCCTGAAACGGTTTGACCCGAATATCCCGAATATCCGCTGTAACCGGAAACCCCACTTCCAGAGAACCCTGAAAACCCGCTTCGGCTTGAGAACCCACTGTAACCGGAATACCCGCTGGCAGAAAACGTTCCATCCAGTCCTGAGTACCCTGAGTAGCCCGAATTACCTCCACCTGGACCTGAAATACCCGATGCGCCTGAATACCCTGAAAACCCACTTGGTCCCAGCCCTGAATATCCGCTGTAACCACTGGAACTGCTGTATCCGCTGAACCCACTCAGACCGCGGGGACCACTAAATCCTGATCGACCACTATACCCGCTGGCTCCTGGATTTTCACTGCTGCCACCGCTGCCTGAATAGCCGCTAAACCCGCTTTGACCGCCACCGTGCCCACCCTGATTGATGACCACGATTACATCCGGCTCGGGCCGATCTATTACTACGCCACCAAATGTGTCATCAGCCATTGAAAGGTTGCTCCCCTCCTGTTGTTGTTGCCGGGTCTTTGATCTCTACTGTTCCCCGAAGCAGAGGGTCTGTTCTTACCGCGTTAGCGCCACCACCGACATGCTCAAAAACCCAGTCCCACCATTCGATGCCCAGCTTCATTCTGCCGGTCTGATCCTTGGTAAAACTGATCTTGGTCACCCCATTGGCTTCATCCACGACCACAGGACTAAAATCTATGTTCAGACTGCGTGCCCGTGGTATCCACCCATTCAGATTGGTCGGTTTACCGTTGGCATCCAGCCAGGTAAAGGTGATTTCGGGGTAGGTTGATCCCCGCCAGATTATGGGGAGATCGTATCGTCCTGGCTTCATAACAATGCGCTAATCAGCCGGCCTAAAGGCGTGTTCCTTAGACCGGCGTTATTAGCACACTCTTACGAGTAGCAGGACGGCAATGGCGTCCGCAGTGGCGGGCAGTTCAAGTGAGCGATTGCCCAGCCAAGGTAGGTGTGACCAGGCTGGCTTGCGCTCGCATAAAGAGCGTCAAAGAAGCCCAGTTCACCGCGAGGATTGCATTCCTTGTCAGGGATGACCAGGAACTGAAACTCGCCCATGTGACTGGCGTAATCGAACTTGATGCCTCCACCGGGATTGGTCGAAGGCCGCTCGTACAGACAGGTGAACACGGTCGGGATAAAGATGAACGAAACCTGATACGGCGCGTAGATGTACGCGGCGTTTACGGTTCGTTTCCAACCCTTGGTGGTCGCCAGTGGTGCCGAGTACGGGTAAACCCTGTTCCCGCTCGCATCGTACCGAGGCGGGAATTTCAGCCAGACATGCTTAAATCCGTTGTAGGAATAAGGCGTGCCAAGCGTGTTGATGAGTTTATCCGGATCAGCATACCGGAAGTCCATACGAAGCTCTGGATCTTGCCGGATAAGATCACGACTCGTTGTCGCATCGGTAAACAGCGCAAAGATCGGTTGATCATTTGCACCTTTTCCAATGGCGCCACTGGTCGCAACCGCCCCGTCCAGGACGAGCTGCATGTAGATTTGTTCAAGTGTCCCGTTGAGCAGGCGTGATGTCGGCGGTGCTCCGGCGAAGTCGAAGGTGGTTCCACCGATATTGAACCCGGTCTGTTTTTCTGTGACCTTGTGATCACACAGAGCCATGTATTCGTTTTGGAACCGGTTCGACCACACCCATTCGGTGACGGTTTCCAGTTGATCCATGACGTTGCTCAACGTCTGCGAGATCATGAAATCGTTTTGCAGATCGTTAATGCAGAAGTTCTCCGTCTGGATATTCCTGCGGTACATGGTGAAACTGGTCAGGGTCTGACCGAATTTCAGGATTTCCGGGGTAGGCAAACAGTTATTGTTCGTGGTTGCGGTATCTCCGCTTCCAGAGGGGGTAGCTGCTGTCCATTCCGTTCCGTCTTCCGTATCTGTCAAACTGCGCTCCAGCGTCATTGAGTTGATGGTAAAACCCATGCCGGTAGGCCACTCGGCCTTCTCGACATACGCCACCCACGGATCATTGATACTGATGCGGTTATACAGACGAGGGGATACTTGCCCGGTAAGGGCATAGAAGGCATTTTTGATTGTATCCGTACATGCCATAAAATTTTGTCCTTTCGTTCTGACTACCAGCGATTGATGGCCCAAGACGCAAAGCGAAGTGGCAATCGCTTTTGTCGGGTGACTGGTTTCCGACCTAGATCAGTCGCTGGCTTTTGTTCGCGTGGCGGCGAACTATTTTATGGCTACCACGAATTGGCGTTGACGGGACGCCTGTAACGTCGAAATGGTTATTGACAGATAAACTTCAGTCTGTCAATCTTTTTAATTATGGCAGAAGAAGATCAAGTCCACGAAACCGCTCCTGAACTGTACGATCAGACTGAAGAGAGCGATAAACTAATCAGCACCGAGTATGGCAGGATGATGATCGCCAAGAACAGGGATCACATTCTCCAAACCGATCCGGCTGCTTAACGTATGTAATGGAGGGCGGCTAAACCGCCAAAGAGATTGGCAGCGACTAAGAACGCCAGTCCTGCCGCAATCAGCTTGTTCCACCAAGGGGCTGCTACTTGGAAACAGGCGATTACGAAGCAGACAAACGAGAATACGAGTAGTACGAGTCCGAGGTTTTGCATGGTTAATATCCTATCGGTGGTGGTGGCTTTTTACCTTTTCGGTTTTTCTTCTTCATGGTTGTTCAAGAAAAGGGGCTGATTCGGCACTGTCACCCTCGTAGCTTGGGTTGGCCGAGTTCCAGTTCGCTAACGCCTGATCAGAATTGGTGTTCCCGTCTTTGCTGACCACGATGCCAACCACCGCGGTGCCGCCGTACATGATTTTGTAAACGGTCATTTGAATCCCGGCATTTTGGGTTTACGCCGTTTTTCGGTAGCGGCGATACTGCCGGTCATGGAATAGAACGGGTTCTTGGTGCGCAACCCGCCGGTCTTGAAATTCTTGATCTGGGTTTTGTGTCCCAGAGGAGGTTTTGGAGGGTTCACTTCTTTTTGAATCGCGCCGCGCCAGGGGTTCGCTTGTAGATTTTTGCGCTCCCGATGTTTTCACGGTCGCACGCTGGAAGCCCCGGACGGCTGGTAGCATGACCCATTGCCGGAATTGCCGCGCCTAAACTTCCTGCACCACTGACGTTGCAGTTGCAACCTTTTCCCATGCCCATACTCATTTTTTGACTCATGGGAACACCTTACTACTGAGTCGTTAGGGAATTGTCAAGCATCATCTTCCTGTGGCGCGTAGTTCGTGGAACTTCTTCAGGAATACGTCTGCAAACGGCTTTTTAAGGTCTTCGTCCAGTGACGCACCGTTCCCGCGGATGTTCCCACCGCTCTCGCTCAGATTCGGTTCACTTCCAAACTTCTCTTTGATGATTGACTCTTTTTTGCCCAACTCCTGACGGGTTGCCAACCAAAGTTTACGGTAAACGTCCACCATCGGCGCCAACCGCATGGCAATGGCTACTTTACCCATATCGGTGTTCTCAAGGAACAGTTTTCGGCTCGTTTCCTCCAACTGATCGGCCTGTTCGTTCCACCATTTAGCGTCAGGATCGGTACTTTTCTGTAAGACCTCGACCTTGGCTTCATCCCGCAGTTTACGGCCGGCATCTTCCCACAGCCGCTTCATTTCTTCACGTTGACTTTCAACCTGTGCGTACTGGCGTTCCAGATCGGCTTTCTGGAGTGCCTGAGCGGTTTTGGGTGCGTCTGCCAGTGCCGCTCTCCTCTGATTGTCCAATTTACGGTAGGCACGGATGGCTTCAGTCGCCTCCAACTTTGCTGTCTCTGGCAACCCTGAAAAGATTTCGTCCATGGCTTCAAAGTGCGCCCGACCACTCAACGCCATGGCTTTAGCCAAGTCCTGCGGGTTACCTCCTGCTGCCTGCACAATCCCAGCGGCATCGTTCCACGCCGCTGTCATTGGGGCGATGATCTTCTGCTGAAACTCGCTGTGACGTTCTACCCCCAGCCGTGACAGGGTTTGTGACAGTTCCTTTGTCTGGTTCCTTAAGTACTCAAGCTCCTGTGTCGTCTTTTCGTCCGTTCCACGAGGCTGAGACTTGATTGCGTCCAGTTCGGTTTTGAGTTGTTTGTACTTGTCACGGAACTGTCTCCAGTTGTTTTTGGATTCTTCCGGGGTCTTAAACGTGGGTAGTTCTTCGGGTAGATCATCTACAGGTTTAGGCGATTCTGGTTGACTTTCTTCTACGGCTAAGGCTTTCTCGATGAATGAAGGGATTTTGGACGGCTCAACCGTCACGGCGGGTTCTGGTGATTCTGGGGCTGTGGACGGTTCTTCTGTCTTTACTGGTTCTGTGGCTGATTCTGTCGGCTGTTGCACCGTAGGAACCTCGACTTTTGGTGGCTCTGGTTTTGGAGCGTCGCCCATGTGCGGAGCTACCTTGTCGAAAATCTTCTGCACATTCGCAAGGGTATGCGCGACTTCCTCTGGGGTATCGGTCTGACGGATTACTGGGGTTGGTGGTTGGATGACGGGATCACTGGTTGCCATAGGTTGCCTCTTCTTCTACTGGTGGTTTTTCGTAACTTGGTGGTCCAACGCTTTCGCTGACTCGCTTTGGATCAGCAAGCGTACGGATGGTATTAAGAACGGCGCTGTAGCCTCTGGTAAATCCCAGTTCCAACGCCGCTTTGGTAGGTGAAAGGTCGTCTTGAATGTCAGTATGCACGGCAAACCGTGATGGGTGACTATCGTTCAGCACTTCCAGCACTGCCTGCAAGATCCCATTGGTCACAAGCTCTTTGCGCCATTGGACTGGCAAAAATTTATGTGATCGGAACTGATCTATCGTCATACGCCTGCTGGCTGTGGCGGTTTTTGAGTTGCTTCAAGGTTTTTACGCCGAATATCAGCCGCGGTCTTGGCATCCTTCAGTTTTTCGTCCACCGCCTGCTTCCGCGCCTTCAAATCCATGTCGCCACTCTGTTTTTTGGCTTTTAACGCCAATTCACCGGCTACTTTCATGGTTGCGGCTCGTTGTTCCGGATCACCCTGACCATTACCCTGTTGTGGCACCGCTTGAGCAGCTTCGTCCACTTGTTGGGTCAGTTGGTCGGTCATTTTGGCTAAATTATCCAGTTGCTGGGTTTTTTGGGCTACTTCCTGTTTCCGGGTGGGATCGCCCTTCAATAATTCCAAATGCTGATGCATGTGAGCGCCGGCCTGATTGAAATGGACCAGTAAATCACTCGGATCAGCGTTTGCCTCTTGTTCGTGGGCCATGGCGTCTTTCCCATGGATGTCGAAGTGGGTTGCGTGATCCTGATCGGGGGTAACCATGGCTTTACCGCCCAAACTCCGCAAAGCATTGTTCTCCATCACCGCAAATGCGGCATGATTATCGGGCATACCTGCCTGTTCGATCGGTGGATAGATGGAATCGACTGTCGAAGGTCCAAACCCCGGTAAAGAAGATGCCCACATGCGTAAAGCGTGGTTGCGGCCGGGTTCCTGCATGGTTGGGAGCATGGAAACAAGTTTTGCGGCTGTTTGATCCCTCATTTGGAAGCTACCGTACCCGACTGATGGCACTGGCATGACTTTTTTGACGTTCCTGAACATGAACACTTCTTCTGGGATGCCGCGGGCAAGGCATCGGAGTTGAAATTCCCGTGCTTCCTTGCCACCTGGTACTGAATTACTCTGGGCTTTGTCCATCAGCCTACGTAAAATCTCTGTCTCGTAGTTTTTGAGATTGTTCATGTACCGGTTGATGGCGCCCTTCCCCAACCGTGCCTGCTCCTGGTAATTGAGTTGCGCCTGCCCGAGCGTTGGTTCCTGATTTTCCTCACTCGGTCTTTGACGATAAGAACCGGTATTACTTTGGAGAACGTTCTGTAATTCCCGGCGCATGTTCATGGCGCCGTTGAGACTCTCGGCTATTCGGGTTTGGACAACTTTATATCCGGGCTGAACAACAGTTGCGCCTCCCACAAGCGCGATTTGTGTCTCTTCAAGACTTGCACCGTCCTGTGCTTCAAGGGTAATTCCTGAGCCGATAACAGCTCCATCCAGCATCTGGCAGAACGTGCGGTTCGAAACATCGCAGAAATCATAAATCTTCGGTCCCAATCCTTTAACGGAATGCCATGTGCCGTCTGGGCCTGTGTCAAAGAAGAAAGGACAAATGACCTGGGCGAAGCTTTCATATTTGTTCTTCTTTTTGTAGAGGTACCCTACTTCGTCTTCGATGTTTTCGTAGCTTTCCGAATCCACTCCCAGAGTTTGGTCAGTAATGACATAATGAGATACTTTTCCTCCAAACTCTTTAATAAAGAGTGATGCCACGTAGATACGATCGGACCTGTGGATACCGTAAAAGAGGTCACCCGTACGAATGGCTCGTTGATATAGGTCATAATTTTCTGTTCCCCATGTTTGGCGCATCTCTCGGATTGCGCAGTCGATGATTGCCTTCTTGCACAGTGGTACGTTCCAGCCGTTGTGGTCTGAGTCTCCATCCTTCGCTCCGGAGATGTAGCTGTCCAGTTCGTCGGCTCTCCACGAATGGAGGACCGTTACCAGTTCCAGTTCTTCGACGTTGGCTTTGGTTTCCTGCGGTACCAGTACTCTCCGACATTTTACCGCTTCACTTTTCCATGACAGGGAGTGCGGCCAGAAGATCGGCCCCACCCCGTTGACGATCATTTGCCATTGGTGGAGTTGGATGTTTTGATCGAACCCATTCCATGCACTTAGAGTTTCGTGGAACTCTTCACTGATGATTGTGTTCCAACGGTTGAGGATACCTGGTTCGACCCCTTCCACATTGAAAGTAATCTGGGCAAACTGCGGTACTTCAAAGATGAGATCGTAATAGGGTGTTTTAGCACTATCAACAATACCTTCCCCTTCACGAAGATTGAAGTTGGCGCGATGTCCCTGACCGAGATCAATAAGCCGTTTCTGGCTCCACGGGGGATTTCCGTCTAAAAGCCCGTTTATTCTAGTGTACCTAAACATTCTTTGCTCGTCCTCGAATTTCAACCTATTCACTAAGGTTCGAGCATTCCCAGCGTTACCAATACGAGAAGAAGGACGATCTCCTGTCTCCGGATCCAATGATGCCAAGCGATCCCCTATCATGCTGCCTCCCACGTCCACTCTGAAATTAGTTTATCCCCGCGTGACGAATTACATTTCTTACAGGCAACGACCAAGTTTTCTGGAATATGATGACCGCCTCGGGCAAGAGGCGTTACATGATCAATACTTCGATTTGAATCTGTAAGTGGACAACAACACCAGTGACAAAAACGTTCTAGTTCCAAGACTTTCAATCTCTGCGAACAATCAGCAATAATTCCATTTCGCTTCAAGGTTTTGCGTTTTCGGTTCTTTTCCAGAAACCGCTTGGGATTATTAGCGTAATTACGACGTTCATTCTCACGAGCTTTTTCGGGAGTATTTTGTCGTTGCCTGACTTTCCAAATCCGATCGTATTCTCTTATTTTGTCAAGATGTTTTAGTCGATAAGCCTTGCGATACCCTTTTTCGTGTTCAATGAAAAGTTTACGCCGTGCTTTACGCCGAATGCTAATTAGTTCTTTGTTTTTAAGATAGAGTTCCCGCTCGTGAGCACGAATCCTGTCGAGATTTTTCAATCTCCACTGGCGTACGTACTCTTTTCTACCGAGCAGATAACTCACATCAACACTTATGGTCCGGGAGGTGGAGCGTCTGGGTTCAGGTCGTCAAGAGCCTGAGCAGTTGCCTTGGCAGCGTTGAGTTTGTCGATAATGTCTTGCGGAATGTTGTCCACGTTTTGGATTGCGGCGATGATTTCAGCCAGTGCTTTGTTGAGTTGAGCACCGAGATCATCAAGTGCCTGAGCTAGTTCTTCTTTTGTCATTGTGATTAGTCTTTCTATTTCTTTTAGTTCTTTGAGGATGTCCCTGTCATTTCTGGCCGGGAAAAAAATGTTTGTCCATCTGGGCATGGTCTAAGTTCCATTGGTAATGATGCGAGATGGCTCGGATTTTTCTGCTGGGAAATGCTTACGTTTACCTTCCTCGTCGATAATAACGCGGCGTAATCGGCTCATCAGTTGTTCGATGGAAGCGCCCCGGATACCTTTCATGCGCTGGTTGGGAACATCGGCGAGAACTGCTGCGTAACCCCGATCCGGATCGAAGCCAACGTCTATGCGATACATGAGGGCTGTTTCAGCCACGATAATTTTGTCCGTCCTTACGATTCCAACAGAAATCCGGATATAGTTCCTGTGAAACGTTGCTTCTGTCAAGGATTTCCGTAGGGAACCACACTTTTGCTTTGAGAAGACAGTGGCAAACCGCGCAGGCTTTGAGCGCAAAATCGTACTTGGTGCTTCTACTTTTTGTGACTTCGGCTGCCAGTTTTTGACAAGAACCGCAGCCTTCAACATTGACATTCATGTAGCAGCGCGAACAGATTAGTGCTCGACGGGTTGCTTCTTCCTGGCTAACGTAGGAGCAGCCATCAGCGATCCATGAAGCAAAAACCTTCAGACCATTCACCATGTCGGTCCAGGAAAAGTCGGTTGAAATACGCGGACGCTGAGGATCATCGTAGTCACACCATCCTGGAGGTAGGGTTTGGCACAGTTGATTCTGCATCTGTTCCTCAAGATCGTCGGGGACTGGTTTGTTGTTGGCTTGAAGATGGTGTTTGGCGACGTTTATCCATGCATCGTATGTCCATGCCTGTGCCACATAGCCATCTTCTGGGAAAACGTACCTGAATCCAGGTTCTGGAGGTACGTTGTTGGTTTTAGTAAGCGACAGTTTCATAACTTCCCTCCAACGCTCTCTTTTTCTGCCACGTAGCCCACGGTGAATCTCCCCCTCCCTCGTAGGTAACTTTGTTCAGTTTGAGTCCGCCTCTAAGCGCGAATAGTTCTGCCATGATTACCGCGTTATCGGCAAGGTCCGGTGATTTTCGTGTACGTTCTTTCATCTTCGCTTTTGTCTCTATAGAGATATACGGTCCCTTCATCTCCCAAAATCTTCTGCAAAACTCAACGCTAGTGTCGTCATCCAAGCCTCTGATCTGTTCGTTCTGAACCAGAAGGCGAAAGAAATACCACAGCTCCGTTATTTTGCGGTCATATTCTTGATCCGCCCTTTTAGGGTTCGTCTGAGAGACAGGATGTTTACTTGGCCGTCCACCAAACTCCACACACAGGATTTCCCGACTCCATTCCCTCTGGAAGATGCTCGCAAGGCCACCACCTTCCCCCGTACTATCAAGCGCAAAGAATTGTGGTGGAACCCCTCTCTCTTCACACGCCTGACGTACCTGGCGCACAATCTGGTAATGGGTAGGATCATCTGCCGTATTTTTTGTTTGGATAAAGATTTTTTCTCCAAGGCTAACCACCTTCTTTCCATGTTCGTTTCCGCATTTACCAAATCTCAACACACACCGGTCTCCGCCCTCAAACGCCGGATCTAAACTCGCCCCCTGCAAAAAATCCACATCAAACACCGCTTTCTCTTTCGCCCTGCCCTTAACAATCATGGGCATGGTCAGGATGGTTTTCTGTATCCCTTCCGGTGTCCAGTAACCCCTGCGCATCTGCCAAAACTGCGGGCTATCTATCCCGTAGATGTCGGCGGTATTATCAATATCGCTCTGGCTCAACATCCCCGGATAAAGCGTCCGCCCCGCCAGTACGTTTGGGCTTTTTAGTCCATCAAGGTGAACGCACGTTCCTCGTTTAGTTTCCCATTTCTCAAACTCACTGCTCACACTATCCCATCCCAGTTTGGGTTCACACATCCTCCCGTGCGGGTCCAACTGGTCAGCAGCGTTCCCGATCCCTTTGAACTCAAAATTCTCACTGCCTGTCTGTAAATTAACGCACGCTTCTACGATCGCTTCAGGCGTGTACGGCATTTCATCCACCACCACTATCATATTGGTCGAGTGAAACCCGATGATCTTACCTATGGCCTTTTCAACGTCCCCTTTATCCACCGCTATCCCAAACAGTCCCGCCGCATCACTCCCTTTTTCAAACTGGATGCAGTTGCGTGATTGTATCGGGTTACCAAACGCTGGGCGTACCCGGTAAAACCTGCTAACCTCCTTCCACACCCGGCGCCGTAACCCGTCCAGCGTGCTGGAGGTGCATATCACCGCGGTATTACTTGGGGACGCGTACCAACTCGCTACCCCGTACATGGCTGCACAGGTTGTTTTCCAACTGGCCGCGGGACCTGTCACCGTCACCCATTTCTCTTCGCAAAACTCGGCCATCAACAGTTCACTCCAATCGTTCCAGATAAACGTGTTCGGAAACTTGTCGTTCCAAATCCTGTCTATCGCGTTTCGTAAATGCTGGTAGCGCCCCAGTTCCCCACCATTACTGAACGCAAACAATTCTATGGTGCCAGGGTCAGTCCCCTCTTTCCAGTCCCAGCCGTATTTGGAGAAGAATTTCATAGGCTACCTGCGGTACTATCGCATTCCCTAATCCTTTAAGTCTGTCCACCCGCTTGGGTATCCCATGAGCCACTCGACCCATGCCGGATTTAATGCTCCACTCTCTTTCGTCGTCCCAACAGCACGCGCCAGATCGAACTGATTCTGACTTGGATAATCCATCCCCGCTGTATTGTCGTTGTCGTGCGGCCTCGGAGTGTTCGGAGTCGGGAATACTTGTGCATACAATCCCAGTCTCCGATTTGGATTCGGTGTTACATTGCTCGCGTCGTCCTCCTGAGGTGTGTAAAATGTTTCTGGCAACGATCCAAAGTCTGTCCCGCCGGTGCTTGGCATCGACGGCACAAGCCGGAATAACAAACGCCCTCGTGGCGTAGCCGATTCTTTCCAGGTCAGAAAGCACGTTGTCGAGTTCCATCGGCACGATCCCAGGAACGTTCTCGCCAACCACCCAAGCGGGTCGCGCTTCGTCAATAACCCTGAACATTTGCGGCCAGATCGCACGGTCATCTGCCGCGCCTCTTCTGTTCCCGGCAACGCTGAAAGGCTGGCAAGGAAATCCACCTGTGATGAGATCGACGCCTCGGAATTGGGTTCCGTCGAGGTCGAAGATGTTGGAGTAAATTTTACTTTGTCGGCAAGGTTCGCTCCGTATCTCACTCCGTTGCTCACTCGATTTCCCTTCTCGTCCAGCGTCCTCCCCGCTACTATGTCGCTGACTCTCGGAGTAGGCCAGAAAGTTCTTTCGCAAGACTTGCTGGCAGTACCCGTCGATCTCGCAGAACCCGATTGTCCTAAATCCTGCCCACTTCGCGGCAAGCGCAAATCCTCCAATCCCACTGAAGAGATCGAGATGAGTTGGGGCTTGATCCACTGTTTCAATGGCGTACCGCCGTCTTTAACCACGTTTCCTTGCACTTTGGCGAGCAAAATTTGTTCAACTCCAACCGTGTCTCAAACTTGTCCCCGCACATCCAACACTCTTTCTTCAAAACCTCTTTCCAGTCGTAGCCGTACTTACTTAAGATTTTCATGCCAGGGCTAACCCTGGGGTGACATTACATCGTTGCTCAATCAATTTGCAATAGTTCTCGTTGAGTTCGATCAGGATAGCTTTACGACCCAGTTCCAGCGCCACCATGCCGGTCGTGCCGCTGCCGCCGAAGGGGTCGAGAACGGTGCAGGGAACAATACCTAGAGCCGGGTCTGCATCCCTAGAAATCGGTGGGTTTTCACCCGTATTGTTCAAATTACACGCGGCCGCTTCATGTGCGTTAATGCGTGACTGGATATTGTCAGTACGACCAGGTTCTCGATTCGATTGTCGCTCCGATCTCCATTGATGTGATGCACCGCTTCCCATGATTGAAGCTTCCGGTTTAGATGCTGCTCCATCACTAATCTGTGTAGACGGATTGTTTTGCCGTTCACCG